CGATTTGTCATCTAATGCTCCCCTAAGCTCTTGCATCGGTGACCGTGCTAGACACTCACTCACAGAGAAAGATAGTGGTTGACAAATCGACGAAAGTCATGTATACTCTTGTGGTAAGCTGAAAGGACCAAGGACCATGATGCTTATGCAACTCCACGTTATCCGATTAGTCAGTGAACCAAGGCTTGCAAAGCCTGAAACAACTGTATTCGCGGAACAATACGGCATCCGCGAACTATCCCCCTCCGAAGCTGTCCACCTTCATGATGCTGATAAGACCACATGCGTTGTCTGTGGTCGCAGCGGCTTCATGCCTTGGACGGATAGCAAGGACCGCTTCCAATCCAACGCAAGGCGCTGCGGTGATCTGCCTCCGGTAGAGGTTGATCTGTCATAGTCGCTATCAGCCCTAGCACAGTCATCGTCACTTCCCTATATGACTGTGTTAGTTCGGGTAGCCTTCGTTACCCATCAGCCATGGAAAGGAGAAACCATCATGGCATCTACCGATCTGAACGTACCATGCCCAAAGGCCAAGGGAGTATTCACCGTCACCAAGGAGGATATCGACGCACTACCAGAGTCAACGTATCGTGAGATTATGCTTCAAGGGCTGAAGTCTGTCCTAGCCCGTGGACAGAGCAAGATCACCGCAGACACCTATCCGAGTGAGGATGAGCGTAGGAACGCGGTTATGCAGATCGTTGCCAAGAATTGGAACGATTGCCAGAACGGCGCCATCAAGATCACTGGTGGCAAGGCTAAGAAAGCTGGCGCTGGCGCTATCATGACTGAAGCCCGTCGCCTTGCTCGACAGGCTGTCAAGGACGCAATCAAAGCCGATGGTGGCAAGATCAGCCACTATGAAGCCAGCGAAATCACCAAGGCTGCTAACGCCTTGATCGAGGAATATCCTGAGTACCTCGAACAGGCAACGAAGAACGTTGATGAGAGAAAGGCAAAGCCCCCTGCGGTCGCTATCCTCTCATCCATCAAAGTCTCTGAGAAGAAGGTTGCGGCAGCTAAGGCCAAGACGAAGAAAGGCGTCGGTCAACTCTCTGCAACACAGGCTGGCCTAACTGCAAAGCCGCGTCCGGCAGCGCAACAGTAACTGAGTATAGGCCGGGGGTACACTTGCCCCCGGCTCTTTCCATTCTAACACAAGGAACAAAGCTATGTCTAACGTAACAACTTACCCCCATACTGAGGAACAAGAGATGGGCAAGGTGAAGGAGATCTTCGATCGTGCCCTCAACGCTCTTGTCAGCGCATCCTCTCTAGCCAAGGAAGTAGAGCAGGTAAAGAGCGATCTTGAAGCCCTTACCTCTCAGGTCAACCACTATCGCAACACTATCGCTAATCAAGACGATCAGATCACAAGGCTTCGGCAGGATCGTGACGCTGCAAGGACAGCGCAATATCAGGCTGAAGATACCGCAAGGCACATGACTACGCAGATTGAGACTATCAAGCGTGAGAACGATAGTCTCAATGGCTCTAACATCAGGCTCAATGATCGTATCTCTGAGGTTACTAAAGAGCGTGACGATGCTCAATTCAAGCTCTTGGAACTTCAAGAGAGCCATGCTGCCCTCTCTAAGAAGCTGGACGACGTTAAGGCCCACATGCAGTCTGTCTTTGGCTTAGCTGAGCCTCAGCCAGCCAAGACCTCTGACTTACTCAGCAAAGAGCCTGTAGCTGAGCCTCTAGCACAGTCATCGCCGCAGGGTCTTGAGCCTGACTGGATGCCAAGGACTGAGCCGACCCCTGAGCCTGTCAAAGCCTCTGACTACTGGGGCAGCGACAGCGGGGATCAGAACCCCGAGGCTCCAACTAATCCCCCAGAGCCTTCCCCTTCCTTCCCGGAAGATATCAAGCGGTAACGCAACTAAGGGAGCGCAAATGCTCCCTTCCCTTTTCCATGAGGTAAGCCATGAGTCCATTACTAGACTATCCACATGATGCAAAGGCAATTCACCATATCTCATCTACTCGTCCTATAGCCAAGAAGGAGTACACTTGTCAATGCTGCAATAAGCCTATCCTTAAAGGACAGAAGCACTTTAAGTTCGTCTATAAGGTAGGGAAGGACGATAAGATACGTTGGGAACGCTCTCACTTGCACTGTGGAGAATAGCCATGAGAAAGGAACTAAGACGGGAACTATGTCGAACCTTTGGCCATGAGATGTGGACTGAGTTAAGAGAGTATTTAGTAGAGGCCACGAAGCCATACCCAGTTAAGTTTAGCTGGAAGTGTATAGCCAAGGGACGAAGCAAGAAGGGGTCTCACTGTATAGTCACTGAACAAGGCAATGAGGACCCTAACACTAATGGATGGTACACTACAGAGTTCTTCACCTATATCCGGTTCAAGGGGTGCGATAATATCTTTCGTTACAAGAACCCCATTGAACTAGTCAACCACATCAGATACTTTGATGAAACTCTGATGACTGAACTGGAAGAAGGTGATGAGTTCATCCTTGAGCCTCCGGGGTTAGCACGGAGTCATGAGTACTCTAATGAGCGGCGTAAGGCTATCAAAGATGGAACTTGGATAGTTAAGCCAAGAGGCCCTAACCCTAATATGCGTAGAACAACAGTACATCACTTCCGTCCATTCTAACTTTAAGGGCCAGCCACTACGCTGGCCCTTTCTCTTTCCCACAATCCCTTCACAAATCCTCTCGCACCTAACCTGCGATAATCAGGGATCATCAGGGAAATCTGGCTCTTGAAAGAAATTAGGGCTTGACAAATCCATGAAACTCATGTATAATGGTCTGGTACAATGGATAGGAGCAACCAAGGATGACTCCCGATCCTAACGTCTATAACTGTATCATTTGTGACAATCCCTTGAGCGAATGGCATGTTACGAACCATATGCCATGTTGCTCAAAGGATTGCTACACAATGATGAAGTTCTATCGCCAGCGCCGTCATACCTGGACCGATAGACAACGTGGGGGATTAGGCGCACAGAGTAAACAAGGAGAGAAAAAAGAATGTGTATGTTGTGGGCGAGTATTCGTATCCCGTAATTCAAGACACAGTACCTGCTCACCAACATGCTCAGAGCTTCGTAAGTACGGATACAAGATTAATCAATAGCGGAAAGTCTTGCAAGGGAGAGTTTCCAATGGATTGGCGTAAGCTTGAACGTGAACTAATCGACATTCTCAAAACTCAAGACGTAGACCTCACCAGTGAAGCTGGTGACACCATCCTTATTGACGATAAGGGTGGTATTCTATTCAGCATCAGCGACTTAGCCAAGCAACTGGCGTTGAGGCTCTCATGACCCTCTACAACGCCTTCACAACCTCACAAGGTATCCGCATCACAAAATGGGATGACGACTTCAATGTCGAGTCCTCTTATCTCGTCTCTGATCAAGGCTGTGAGTGCCCTGCCGCTAAGCCCTGTAAGCACATGACGATGCTAAAACGCTTCCGTCTAACCGGCGTTATCGACGACAACGACTTCTACGACCCTGAAACCGATCAACACTACGGGTTAAACCTATGAACGACCTCCCCGCTGAAACCGGCCGACCAATCTACGCCGTTACAATGTGGTCCGATGAGAACTGGATATACGTCGAACTGCCGGTTCGTGGGCAGGTTCCGTATATCTGCAAGTTCGCCTTCACCGAAGGTGGGCTAAGCAAAGCCTTACACGTCTTAAGAACAGCGAGGCAGAAGACGCTGCCATCCACCGTCACAATGAGCAAGAAAGCCTTGGTTGGCCATATCGCTAAGGCCGACCCAAGAGTGCGAAGACCACCACCAAAATCTACAGAAGAACAACGCAAACAGGCAACGGAGGTCCTGCGCAAGCTGAAGCTTCTCAACAAATAGGAGTAGTCATGTTACGACTTGTTGTAACTACCTTAGCAGTCGGGACGGTACTAAACGCAGTTGCAATAACTCAAGTCGAGGCTAGGAAGCATCACAGGCATCATCACCATAGAGTAGTAGATGCAAATGGAAACAGCGGCACTATCCAATCAAAGACCGGCGCTAAAGCCGTGGTTGGCGCTAAATACGCTGCGCTATTTCAAGGCTACATCGACGACCTCGAAAACAACGGCGCTACCATCAAAGACCTTGGTGGCAACCGTAGAGGCCGCTGTAGCCCTCGCCATATGCACTCTTGTGGCAAAGCCATTGATGTATGTCAGTTGCGACGTGGAGTTGTACGAACTGACTGCAATCTCCCATCAAAAGAAATTATGGCAAGGATCGCGGCTGACCATGGACTATTTGAAGGTGGTTTATGGTGCAATTCAGATTACGGACATGCCCAAGTCGGGGTATCTGCCCCCGCTTGCGGAACAACGATGATGGCGAAGGCAAAGGAAAGGAAAGTCAGGTATGTCACTAGGAACCACGGGTTAAGAACGCAATGGTCGATCAAGTAGCAAAAGCACTATGCGAGGCCGCCGGTCGTTCAATATATCACGATCCAGATACGCAGCTTTTGGCTTGCTCTTGTTGCGACAAATTGCCGAACGGTACAAGACGTTGCATCTATTGGGAGACGTTTAGGGGTGAGGCGCGGGCGGCAATCTTGGCGGCTTATGCATGGCACAAAAAGGAAAGACGATGGCCGGGTTTTTGCAAATGATCGCGGCGTTCAGGACTAGATAATGCCGGAACTTGAGCAATGGATCGAAGTAGCAATGGCCATCCGGCACACATGCCAGAACCTTGCAGAGTTCGACAAGCTGATTGAGCAGCAAAGAACCCGAAGGGCTAGATAATGCCGCAACCAACACAAGAGCAAATCGAGGCGGCGGCTCGGGCGCTGAAAGCATTGGCGGCGCTAACGCCCGATAAACACCGGAGCGGCCATGAGGGTAAATGACATGACAACAGGCCGTCTATTGAAACTGCATCGGCATATAAATTCGGTATTCCTAATGAGGCGTGATGCGGGCTATTCAGTTGCCAGCATCTATTCACAATTAAAGACTGTCGAGCGCCGGTTGAGCGATCTGGGGATTTTTTGGGCGCCCGATAAACGCCGGGAATGACGGAGTGCGAGCAACATGAATGGCGAAAAACCGGAGAAGTACGAAAGTACATCAATGATGATGGGCGACTTTTCCGGCATGGCAACAAGCCGGTGGCAATTCTTAGATGCGCCAGATGCAGCCAATCGGGGTTTCGTCACTTGGATAGTGACGTGGTTTACACCTGGGCGAAACTTAAACAACGGCACTAATGATTGAACACACGCCCGATAAACAACGCGACGTCACCACCACGGGGCCGTGGGCAACGGACACGCCAGAGAAACGCCGGGATGAAATAGGGTACGTGCCAAAAGACGATCCGAGGCTAAACACGATAATCGGGCCGCCGCGTTTGCCCGATAAACGCCGGGAGGAAACATGACAATTCTGCTCATTATCCTAATCGTGATCGTGATCATAGAATTGTTGTACCCAGGTTAGCAGGAGGGAAACATGATACAGATCATACTTACACTTGCGATCCTACTCTCTGGATGCGGCTTCTGTAGCGATCCAAAGTGCGATCCAAACACCGTTCGCTGCGGCAACGGATACTACGCAAAAACAAAGGCCCAATGCCCATGACCAACCGACCCCGCATGCGCAAACGTAAGCGCAAACTCCGACAGGTCCTCTTCGAACTCAAAGAGGTCATCTACCCGACTGAAATCCACGTTCCTGAGGTAGCGGAAATCCCTCTACCTGAGGAACCTAGCACAGTCATAGTCGCAGTCCCTCCCTCTCCCCCTTCTCTCAAACGGAGGTCATGGTGATGGAACAGTTTCTTATAGCGCATAAGGTAAGGGGTGAACCTGCGTTTGATATCGCTATCAACATTGGTAATGAAGAAGATGGGGATATGTGGATCATCCCTACCTCAGGGCATAGGGCCTATCCTTACTGGAAGGTAGAGGTTGATGCGCTGTTAGTTGATCAAACCGCCAGCGTTCATCCCTTCGTTATCCATCTCCTTCCATCACTGATGCCCCCTGACCTTCCAGACCATTACGAAGTCTCCGCAGCGCCGAAAGGCAAAGGCTCAGGTACCAGCGGTCGTGACCTTCTTGCAAAGCTTGGCTTGGCTAAGCCTCTCGAGCCGTTGAAGAGGAGAAGCTGGTGAACTGGTTCCTTATCATCTCCGGCTGCGCTATCGGCTTCCTCGTCGGTTACTTCTTCATGTGGTACATGGGAATGATCCCATAACAAGGAAACCAATATGTCCGTCCCAACCGAAGGTGAATGTTACGCTAGGCTAATGGAGCATATAATCCGCTGTGAGGAAGAGTCCGCTATGCTTGCGCATCTCTGCAACGCCAACGACCATCGCTCAAAGGCCCTTCAATGGCTCAATGTTAGCGAGTTCTTTCGTCAAATGCAAGTGAAACTCACTTCTATCGCAATGGGACGTATGCAATGACTCGCCTCATCCCCCTAATCATATTCGCCATAATATTCTTAATGTGGGCTGGTGTAATGAATGAAATGAAAAACCTTACTATTGCTGCATATCATAAATGCGAGGGCCAGCCATGACCGACCTCCCTCCACCAACCGATGAGCAAATCTCCATTCTAGAAAAGGTCTCCCTCACCGATGAAAATATCCTTATCAACGCTTTTGCAGGAACTGGCAAAACTACCACCCTCCAAATCATCCAAGAAGCCATCGGCGCTCAGCCAGTACTCTACCTCTGCTTTAATAAAAGAGTTGCTGACGAGGCTAAAGAGAAATTCCCGTCTTCGACGCTCGTTAGGACATTCAATTCACTCGGACATAACATTTGGGCTAAAGCATGCGCTAGTAAGCTTACGCTTAATAGAAAGAAAACGCAAGAGAACTTGGCGGAGTTCATCCAATCGGTTCCAAGGACAGCGCAAGGACCAATGTGGGACTCTTACTGGGACGTTGTTAATGCAGTCGCTAGAGCCAAGGCGCTTGGATACGTTCCTGAAGGGAAATTCCCCCACGCCAAAAGACTCATAACCCAAGAGGACTTCCATGCCTCCCTCGACGAAGAACCCGATGAGTTGGTTAAGGAGCTCGTGGACGAGGCCTTATTTACCTCAATCCAACAAGCTTATAAAGGGTACATTGACTTTAACGATCAGATTTACATGCCCGCGCTCTTCGGAGGCACGTACCCTAATTACCCAATTGTCAAAGTGGACGAAACGCAAGACCTCAACCCAACTAACCACGCAATGCTACATCAACTCGTTAAGCACCGTGTTATGGCAGTTGGGGACCCTTGGCAATCAATTTATGCTTTCCGAGGGGCGATGCAAGGTGGCATGGCATCGCTCAAGGAAAAGTTCTCGATGGTCGAAATGGACCTCTCCGTCTCGTTCCGCTGTCCGCAAGCGGTCGTCGAAGCGGCGAGATGGAGGGTCCCGCAGTTTAAGTGGATAAAGCCAGGAGGGCATGTTGAGAAGGTTAAGAAGCTGGATCAAAGAACCATTCCAGAAGGTGTGGACGAAGACGGTAAGCCATTGGCAGCGATTATCTGTCGAAACAACGCCCCGCTCTTTAAACTGGCACTTAATCTGCTTCGGGCTAAGCGTAGCGTTTCTGTTGCTGGTTCTGACGTTGGACCTAAAATAGTAGGGATTATGAAGAAGCTTGGGGACGGAGAGATGCCAAGGGCGGCGTTGGTTGATCGTATCCAAGAGTGGAGAGCAGAGAAGCTGGAGAGGCGTTCAACCTCTGCCAGCGACATTGCTGACTGTATGATCGTCTTCGCCTCCTTTGGTACCACCCTAACCCAAGCTGTCTCATACGCAGAGCATCTCTTCTCTCAGAAGGGGAAAATCCAACTCCTAACTGGCCATAAAGCCAAGGGCATGGAGTGGGATAGCGTCTACCATCTCGACCCTTGGCTAATCGGAGAAGAAGAGCAAGAGCTTAACCTGCGCTATGTTATCACCACTAGAGCTAAGGAAAGGCTATTTGAGGTTAACTCCCTCGATATAGAATGGTAGCAATGAGCCTCCCAACCCACAGAGTATCGTATCAGGTGGAGTACGATATCCTAGACAAGGCCGTCTCTGATGAGGTCGGCGCTAGGATCAGGATGCCTTCTGTCGAGGCAGCCATCCACCTGCGGTCGAGAATTCACCAAGCTAGAAAGATCGACCGAGAAGAGAACAAGGATGCCTATGAAGAGGGCCATCCGATGCATGGGCAGTCGAACTACGACAAGCTCGTCTGTCGGATCAAATCCTCCAACAACCACACCTATCTCTATCTCGAGCAGCGCAACGCTGAGAACTTTGAAGTCGAACCCCTCAGCGAAGACCGCCCTGAGCCAATGCAGGTGCATGAAGTGGTTGTGACAGAAACCCTCAAGCGAAGGAAGTTCTAATGGCCCAACCCCCTGATGAAGTCCTCATGATGCTATGGCAGCGCGCTGTCGAAGAGGAAATCGGCATCGGCATCGAAGTAACCGAAGGCGAACGGCGCTGGTTCGTCAACAACCTCTATCGAGTTCGGCAAGAGTTCGGTGACGAAGAGCTAGAGAAGATAATTCTCTTCCAACCACCAAAAGAGAACGAGATATTCCTATGCAAAAAGCAGACGAGCCTCTAGCTCGAACCACCATCAACCTTTACGAAAAAGACTATCATATCTTAAAAAGAAGGTATGGTTGGGGGTGGAGTGAGGTCGTTAGGGATAAGATCAGAGAATGGCTGAGAAAGGAGCAGTTAGATGACCGAGGAAATTGACGTTCTAATGGACATTGATCCGACGGAAATGTCGGCGAAGAACATCGACGATATCATCGAATACATGCGCAAGCAGCGTGGGTTCCTCGAGAAGGGAATAAAGCCGAAGAAGGCAGAAGGGCCGAAGAAATCCATCGACCTCGCTGCCTTAGGCCTCTCAAAGAAAGCAGAAGAGCCACCGCCAGCGCCAATGAAGAGGAGAAGCTGGTAATGGACGCAATGACCAAGGAACATTCTCCATTTATCGAAGGCACCAACATCCAATACGCTTGGGACTCTACCTCCATCGGCTACCTCAAAACCTGCCCACGACTCTACCAGTACATCATGATCGAAGGCTGGACAGGCCGTGGTGAGAGCATCCATCTCCGTTTTGGCATCGAATATCACAAGGCATTGGAAGACTATGACCGCTCAAGGGCTACAGGCAACGAACACGAAGATGCACTTAGAAATACAGTTAGAGAATTGCTCATCCGAACAGCTGATTATAAACCTCCAGACGATGATGGCACTCGTGGAGAAAAACTTAAGACAAGAGAGGCCTTGGTTAGAACAGTCGTATGGTATCTCGATCAGTTTAAGGATGACGCCGCTAAGACAGTTATACTCTCCGACGGAAAACCAGCAGTAGAGTTAAGCTTTCAGTTCGATCTAGATTGGGGTCCTCGTAGTGCTACGTACAAGGAAGGCAAGTTCAACACACCTGCGGGTCAGCCATACATTCTCTGTGGTCACCTTGACCGAGTCGTCGAATATATGGACTCACTCTACGTCATGGACAGAAAGACCACCACCACCACCCCGTCGGCTTATTACTTCAACTCCTTCGAGCCGAATAACCAAATGTCCCTCTACACCCTCGCCTCGCAGATCATCCTTGAGTCGCCGGTCAAAGGGGTTATCATTGACGCTGCTCAAGTTCTCACTGATAGCAGCAGGTTTGTACGTGGCTTTACTCAGCGCACTTCCGAGCAACTTGAAGAATTCACCAGGGACCTCGAATACTGGTTCAACCTTGCGGAAAGTTATGCAGAGGCCAATTACTGGCCGATGAATGACACCGCCTGTGATAAGTACGGTGGTTGCCGGTTTAGAGATATCTGCTCCAAGTCCCCTCACGTCCGAGAGCAATTCCTTAAATCCTCCTTCGTAAAAGGTGAGAAATGGAACCCCCTCAAGGTGAGATGAGGCTTATCCTACAGTTAGGTAAGTATAGAGTAACCGATCGAGAGAACAACCTAATGAAAATCGCCCTAGGTAGCTCCACCACCATGACCGTTATGCTCCCTGATAACGTTGACGTCAAGGCAGGGGACATACTAACCTTCTACACAGAGGTCTTCTATGCCAACCCTAAACCACCACCAATCGAATGAATACACTAAACTCCTGATCGAAGGAGACTCCGGCAGTGGAAAGACCGGCGCTCTCACGTCTTTGGTTCGAGAAGGCTTTAAGCTACGAATTCTCGATATGGACAATGGGCTTGAGACTCTCAAGCAGTTTATCCTTAAGGAGTGCCCTGAGAAGATCGAGAACGTTGAGTTCCGAACACTACGAGATAAGCGTAAGGCTAGTCCGATTGGCGCCATCATTGATGGACAGCCCAGGGCCTTCGTCCAAGCCTTAAACATGCTTGATAGATGGAGGTATACGAATGAAGATGGAACGACCACTGATCTTGGAGTACCAGCAGAATGGGGACCGGATTGTGTTCTTGTCATCGACTCCCTCACTTTTCTCGCTGATGCTGCCTTTGATTTCCGCGAACCGCTCACGGCGCAAAGCTCCAAAGGCGGGAAGTATGATATGCGAGCGGTCTACAAAGATGCGCAAGACGCTGTCGAGAACGTCTTGGCCCTTCTAACCTCAGAAAGCTTTCGGACCAATGTCATTGTCATTTCACATATTCGGTATGTTGATAACCCTGATGGCACAAAGAAAGGATACCCCACAGCCGTTGGATCAGCACTCTCTCCACAGATACCGCGTTACTTTAACAGTGTGGCGCTTTGTCAAACATCAGCCGGTGGAAAGAGAACTATCCAGACTACAGCGACAGCAATGATCGACCTCAAGAACCCTAAACCCTTTGCGATGCTCCCTACCTACCCCATCGAAATCGGCTTAGCAGAGTTCTTTAAAGTTCTTCGTGAACAACCAAAGGAGGTTAAAGGCTATACACCATCGGCCTCGCCAGCCGTCCATAAACCCACACTCAAACCACTCATACGGAGAATATAAATGACTGACGCTACATTCGGTTCCATTCTCGATACACCGGCTTCCGACGTTGAACGCCCAAAGCCGCTACCGGCAGGGACGTATCATTGCGTCGTAGACGGTCAACCAAGGATGGATAAGACTACTAAGAAGGGAACCGAGTTTGTTGAGTTCTCTTTAAAACCAATGCAAGCCCTCGACGACGTGAATGAGGATGACCTCAAGGCCTCGCTCACTTCCGCTGATGGCTCGATCAAGCCGTTGGCCGATAAGCGTATCAGGGCCACCTACTATCTAACCCCTGACTCGCTCTACCGGCTGAAAGACTTCCTCATCAACGACCTCGGGATTGAAGAGGGGAAGAAGAAAATCCGCCAACTCATCGGCGAGGCACAGAACAGACAAGTTCTGGCCGCTATCAAACTGGTACCGTCGGAAGATGGCACGATGCTCTACGCCAATCTTGCTAAGACAGCGCCAGTTGCAGAATAAGCTACGGTAACCACCAACAACCGTAGCTTAGCGGCCCGGGGTTCAGCGTCAGGGATGGCAGTGACGCCCCGGGCCGTTCTAACCAAGGGAAGAACATGCAAATCGCAATCATAGGAGAAGCATGGGGTGAGAAAGAGGAAATCGAAAGGGCACCGTTCGTCGGTCCATCGGGCTATCTTCTCACGAGAATGTTGGATGAAGCTGGAATACAAAGAGCAGACTGCCTACTTACAAATGTTTTTAACTTCCGTCCCGATGGTAACAAGATTGAGAGTCTCTGTGGGCCAAAGACGGAAGCTATTAAAGGTTTTCCAAGCCTTGGAAAAGGTAAGTTTGTGCAGGCGCAGTATATCCCCGAACTAGAAAGGCTAGCCAATGAGATTGTTGAATGTAATCCAAACGTTATCATTGCTCTCGGGAACACTCCTACTTGGGCTTTACTTGGGACAACTGGGATTTCTAAGATACGTGGAACCACAGCTTGGTCAACCCACACCGTCAGCGGCTACAAGGTGCTTCCCACCTATCACCCAGCGGCTGTCCTCAGACAGTGGGAATTGCGTCCAACAGTTATCATGGACTTTTTCAAAGCCAAGAGAGAAGCAACCTATCCAGAAGTAAGAAGGTTAGAGAGAACCATCTGGATACAACCAACGATAGAGGACCTCTATGACTTTAAAAGAACTCAGATTGAAGGATGCGCAAGACTTGCTGTTGATATTGAAACAGCTGGAAACCAAATTACCTGCATTGGGTTTGCTCCCAACCCCCGAGTGGCAATCGTTGTTCCCTTCGTGGACGGAAGAAGATTGGGTAAGAATTTCTGGGGAAATGCGAGCAGTGAACGTGCAGCTTGGAAATTTGTCAAGGACATTCTGGTGGACAGGTCGATTAGTAAGGTCTTCCAAAACGGACTCTACGATATCGCCTTCATCTGGAGAGCCACCGGGATAAAGACCTATGGAGCAGAGCATGACACTATGCTTCTTCATCATGCTTTGCAACCTGAGGCGCTGAAAGGATTAGGGTACCTCGGGTCGGTGTATACGGACGAGGGGAATTGGAAGCAGATGAGAAGGGTAGCGACGATAAAGAGGGACGACTAATGAAGATCATCGAAACCCACAAACTCGACCCCTTATCCATCCCTCCAACCGAGAGGGACTGGGTCTATAACGGCTTGGACTGCTGTATCACTTCGGAGGTCCTAGACGTACTTCTCCCTCAATTAGACTGTCATACCTTAAAAACCTACGCATTTTCTAAATCGCTTCAGGGCCCGGCCTTAGAGATGAGATTGCGCGGGGTGAAGATCGATCGGTTTCGGAAGGCGGAAGTTATCGAGCATTACTTTCGGAAGCTAGATATGTTGGAGAGAAACCTCGAGCGGCTGGTACTTGAAGGCGTTGGGATGGAGGTCTTCAACTGGCGTAGCAACGACAACCTAAGGGAGCTCTTCTATGACCGTCTTGCAATTCCAGTTATTAAACGACAAGGGCGACCAACTGTTAACCGAGAGGCTCTTGAACGGCTCGAGTCCTACCTTATTGCCAAACCTATTGTTACGCATATCAAAGCAATGCGAGAACTTGGCAAGAAAATCTCAATGCTCAAAACCGAGATTGATCCTGACGGTAGAATGCGAACTGCTTACAACATCGCAGGGACAACTACTGGACGATTCTCTTCTTCCTTTTCTGAGTTCGGAACTGGAACAAATCTCCAGAACATTGAAGAAATCCTACGCTCTGTATTTATCGCCGATAAAGGAATGAAGATGGCCTATGTCGATGCACAACAAGGAGAGAGCCGTGTGGTTGGAGCTATTGAATGGAATTTATTCCAAGATGCAAAGTACCTCGATGCCTGTGAAGGAGGGGACCTACACACTACAGTTGCGAGACTATGCTGGCCTCTTCTTTCTTGGACGGGTAACCTTAACAAAGACCGATCCCTTGCAGAGCAGCCATTCTATAGACATTACGATCGACGCTTCATGTGCAAGAAGATTGGCCACGGCTCTAACTACGGTGGTAGGGCGAGAACACTTTCAAGTCAAGCTAAGGTTGACGTTAGAGTAATAGAAGAGTTCCAGCCGCTATACTTCAAAGCCTTTCCAGCACACAAAAGGTGGCATCAACATGTTGAATTCACACTCCGATCTACTGGTAACATCATTAACCTTATGGGCCGCAAGCGGTGGTTTTTTGGTAGGAGAGATGACGACTCAACTCTTAGGGAGGCTATCGCCTACGACCCACAAGGAAGCCTTGCGGACATACTTAATAATGGGTTGCTTAACGTGTGGCATTGCCGTGATGCAGAACTATTGATGCAGATACATGACGCTGTACTCGTACAGTATCCAGAAGAGAGAGAAGATGAAATCATCCCGAAAATCCTCGAGCAGTTAAAGTACCCAATCCAACTAAATCATAACCGGGATTTCCTAATCCCTTATGACTGCAAGGTAGGTTGGAATTGGGGGAAGTATGATGCTAAAGAAAATCCAGACGGACTTAAAACCTATATCCCGGGTGACAAACGGAAGCGCTCTAAGGAAATGTCAATCTTGGATAGAGAGTTTTATTGAGCATAAAGCTAGCTTGGAGTCAGCGCCGATATTCCGCCGGTGGGCGGCAATAGCGACGATCAGCGCTGTCTTAGAGCAGAAGGTCCATGTGTGGACTAACGGTCCGCTCTTCCCTAACCTGTACGTCTTCTTAGTAGGTCATCCGGGGGTAGGGAAGACGAGGACTATTATGGCTGCTAGGAGCTTCGTCAACGACCTAGCTGACTTTCATATAGCGCCGACCTCGATGACAATGGCGGCGCTGGTTGATTGTATGCTTGTCTCTAAGCGGTCTATTATGGACTCGGAGATGAAGCCGTTCGACTTCCATTCCTTATCTATCTACGCCGATGAGCTATCAGCCTTTATGCACAAGTTCGACGACGAATTGATCGGCGGGCTTACAACCTTCTACGACGTGGTAGTTCCTTACGGCCAACACCGTCGAGGGAAGGATATCAAGATCAAGATAAAGAACCCACAGCTTAACATCCTCTGTGGCACTACCCCCTCCAACCTGATGAAGTTCATGCCAGAAGGTGCGTGGGATCAAGGGCTCACTTCCAGAGTTATCATGGTGTTCTCTGACGAAAGGATTATAGGAGATATCTTTGCCCCATTCGACCGTGCTATACCCAAGGATATGCTGTCTGATATAGCGAAAATCCATGCCCTCAACGGCGTCTTCGTAGTAACAGAAGAGTTCAAAGCCGCTATCAACGCCTGGAGATTAGGAGGGCAGCTACCAGTTCCAACGCATCCAAAGCTTCTTCATTACAACACCAGACGGTTAACCCATCTATTCAAACTCTCAATGGTATCCTCAGCCGATAAAGGCGATAGCCTTATCCTAACAATGGAAGACTTCAACCGCGCAATGTCTTGGCTAATCGAAGCCGAGTCGTTTATGCCGGAGATATTTAAAGCTGGCGGTGTGCTTGCGGATGCAAAGGCGATGGACGAAATCTACCACTTCGTACTCGTTGGTGGTGGAGAGAAAGGTCTTGGAGAACATCAGATTATGAACTTCGCCAAAGAGCGGCTCCCTATCCATAGCTGTTACAACGCGATTAAGCTTATGGAAGGCAGTGGCCTTATCAAAGCAATAGGTGTTGATAAGGCCACTGGGTTGCGTAGGTTTGTGGCTCTGCCGAAGCATTAAGTCCCGGGAGTATTCTGCGGAACAGCTGCTTGCAGCGCCGTATTGGTAGCTTGCAGATCATCAGCGGCTTTGGTAATAGCAGCAAGGTCCTCTGCGTCGATCGCTTGGCCGGGTTGAATAGCAGCGATCTGAGCTTTGAGGTCAGCGATTTGGTTTGCTTCCAATGCTAGTGCGTCTTGCGCTGACTTCACCGCATTGGTGTTAGCTGCTACTGCATCAACAAGGCGCTGTACTTGTGCATCAAGTGCCATTATCTTTCTCCATAGGTTGTTATTAGACAAGATTAGATCGATAGCCCAATTTGGTGTTCCGAATAGTGGCATTACATAGTCTTCTCCTTTCTCTCCTACTTAGCAGGGACTGTTACGATAGCCAGCTTCCTTAAGTTCTCCTCGAGAGATTTAATCCGCTCCTTTATCTCGAGAAGCTCACGAGTAGTGCTAGTTCCGATAGCCTGTAGTTCTCCAACGGTTGGACGAGTTGCCTCTATGATCTTTATTCGTTCGTTTATAGTCGATACTTCATGGTCCATCCGCTTCGTAAACTCATTACTCTCATTCCGATGGATGCTTTCGTTTCTTATTCTTTCCTCTTCTCGTTGTAGTTCATCTAGCCTTTTGGAAAAGGATCGGGTGGTTGTATCAATCTGCCTGTCGATACTTGCTAGTTGAGATTGCAGTAACGTCCAGCCCCCGCCACCGGCCGTGATTAGAACACCGAGAGTGACCATGATGTTGTACCACGTCACTCCCCCGCTTGGACGGTCCGGCACTTAGCCCTCCTTATTGAGCCATGCCGTCGCTATCAGGCATAGCCGCTGCTGCCTCAAACTCCGCGTCGATCTTCTCTTCCAAGGCATCAAGGTCTTGAAGCTGCTGGTCGGTGATCGTCTTGTTATCCCTCAGCGCATCCACAATGTTCTTCACCAACGGCACCAAGTCTTGGAACTCCTTCACCAGTATCGGGATCAACTCAACCAAGGTGTTGATGATCGCTGTGATAGAGCTAGACACTCCAAGAGATGGAGCGATCTGCGCTAGCACAGTCAACAGTAGAGTAATTGCGCTGCTCATTTTGCTACTCCTGAGATGTTATACTGCGCTGAGATTTGTTGTAACGTTGCAGTAGCTGTAGTGAGCGTATTATACATGCCGATGGGCCCCCAAGTTCCAGGAGGGTTTTGCTTCTGCCACTGGACAAGGTTAGTCCTAGCAATACGGCCTGACCGCACCGCAGGGATAAGCTTGGCGATAGCGGTCTTGGAGCAGCCGGGAGTACTAGGGTGAACCTTACAATAGACAATGTAATTGGTGGCAGTGACTTCAACAGCGTCGAAGGAGTTTCTGGCAACGTAGATTGCTGTTGGTGAGGCTCCGTTGACAGCTGAGGTTGTGACGTTATAAAAGGACTGCAATCCAGCGCAGCCTCCTAACGACAGCGCAAGGGTAGCGATCAGTAGAAGTTTCTTCATGAGGTCACCTTTGGTAGTGAGGGGTCATTGTTAAGAGTGTCGCTAGTAGTGGTGATCTTCGTTACCTCTGGTAGCGCCTGTGCGCTGGCTAGGATACCATGTGGACGATTAATCCAATAGCCCCAGAAGGCAGCGGCGATAGCAACGATTAAGGTCCCAATCCCTGCCACGTCCTGAGGACCGAGATAGCCCTTACCGGCGAGCCAAGCTAGGAGGATATAGACCACCCTTTCTAACGGCGCACGGATTTGATCGAAGGTTATGTTCTTGAGAGCGTCGCTCATACGATTGTCCTTCCCTGATCTAGCATTGCTAGAGCGTTTGTTTTTACATGAGTTACGCGGTTGAGCCAGCCTTTGAGGAACCGAGGCTGGCCTAGTGAACGGTAGTACTTTTCCTTTACTCTAGAGTAGTCCTGAATCAACTGGATAGGGTCCGCATCTTTGATAGCCTGTCTAGTGATGGGCCCAACCCTCCCATCGTCATCAACGCCAAGGGCCCTTTGGAGAAGGATAGTCGCACGATTAGGCCCTGCGTTGACGGCCATGTCGAAGTAGAGGTAGTCCACGCCGTTAGGGAGAAGGTCGCAAGGGGTGCCCCAGTATTCATCGTGGTAGATGGTCCTTACCTCAGCGTCAGAAGCCGTCCATACGTCTCTAGTTGGAAGCCCCTGCTCCTTCCGCCAAGCGTTGTATTCCCTTTGCGTTATCCCTCGAGAGGTTCTCCCTCCATGATCGAGTGGATCGTCGTCGTTGCCTCCTTCATCTATAAGGAGGTAATGGAGCGCTTTGTCGAAGTTTTCTTTCATCACTTCACCACATGTTTCTTTGTTGTGCCGCGGGTTAGACCTTGGAACCAGTCTTCAAAGGTCCTAGGATGGGCTTGTTCATTCATTAGATCAATGCCAAAGTGAGCTAGGTTCCCAAGCTCCTTAGGTGCCTTACCTGTTACTTGACCAAAGGTAGTGATAGCGTCTCCAACGGTCTTACCTGCATACTGCGGTGACACCGCTCGTTCCCCTCTTCTAAGATCACGGATGAGTTGCGCTGTGTCGTGTAGTGGAGAAGAGAGAAGCCCTACCCCAGGGTCTTGCCCTGTGGTCCAAGCATGCATTAGATCACGGAGATAGAGGATCGAAGCACCTAGACCGTGAAGGGTACCGGTAAGGATATGTGATCCCCAACCTCTACGATCGTCGGTAGTGATGCCTGTAACAAGTTCTTCAACTGCTATAGGTACTAGAACATGGGCTATTACCCGGCCGAGGATATCCGGAATGTTTCCAGCGGCCCTTCTTACCCCTTCGTTCCGACCAAGCTTATAGGTGTCGTTAAGAACATGGGCTAGCTCAATCCTGCGCTGCATTACAGTACCGAAGAACCCATAGATGGAGGTTAGCCAACCGTGAAGAGGACCACCACCACGCACTAGCGCAGGTTGGTTGGTAATGGCTGTAGAACCGTGGGCCCTACGAACAGCACGTTCGGCTAGTTCAATGGCCTGACCATGGGTATCGCCTTGTTCTATAGCTTCTCGATACGCCGCAAGCCAAGTAGGACGGACGGATAGCATATCTGACTGCGCTACTAGCCATGAACCTGCTTCGATAATCCGTTCTCGGGTAGTGCCCTTACCATAGAGATAGGCATGCTCTCCTTGAATAGTATCCTGCCAATGCCTTCTTCTTCTTCCAACCTCTTCACTCCATTGATCAACGAACTTCTTATTAAGTTCACCGAACTCTTCACTCCTACCGTAGAGGCCGGTCACTGATCTAAGGAACTGCTCAGCGAAGTTCTTTACTCCCACTTCCCTTGCGCTGAGGACGAGAGCAGTAGGTCCATGCTTCAGCGCAGTATAGATATTGAGGCCGATATAGGAACTGATAACGTTCTGTCTAAGGAACTCAGACAGGGCGCTGGCTTCATGGTAAGCCTTTGAAGGTATACCTTCAGCGCCAGCAATACCTTTGAGATAGCTGTTTAATCCATCAGTATAGTGGGCACCATACCGCTTGGTGATTTCATTCCTCAACCCTTCATCACGGAATATCTTCTCTACCTCAAGGATAGGCCCACGGAAGACGGTGTCATGAATGATCTGCGTTAAGCGAATAGGTATCATATCAGGGTTCAGATCAAGGGGATAGATAGCGCCAGTACGAGCCTTGGTATAGCCGTTAGCGGTTCTAGCATGAGAGTTGTCAGTGCTATCGTAGACCGACCCACCCTTCTGCCTAACGCTCTGACCAGATATCTTATTCCCTTCGGCGTCGATATAGGCCTCGACCTTAGGATGCTTGATCAAAGGATGGTACCAGCCGTCGTACTCTTTCTGTGTTCCATCCTTAAAGGTAACTGTGAAAGGCTTTAGCTCTATCTTCTCAGGCGCTACACCGTATACCTTCGCATACTCCCGCTGCGCTCCTTCAAAGGCCTTCTTAAACATTGCCCCCATCTTCTCAGCACGGTCCCACATCTCCTTCGTAGAGTTCTGGAAGAGCCACTGCTTCAACCCTTCCGGATCACGTCCATAGCCTCTGGCTAAGACGTTCCAGTTGCTTTCATTCCCGGCGTTATGGATCATTACCATAACGTTCCCAACGGTGAAGTTACGCATTGGAGTGCCGGTAGGATTGGTCTTCTCATCAATGCTTAATGGGTCGATGAAGGGGGAGTCTACCAGCTTGTTCTGATCCTTGAGTTCTCCTATCTCCCGGTATATCTTAGCATACTCTCTTTGTATCTTTGCCTTCTCATTAGCAGCGCCAGCGAGTGGATAGACAACGAACCTATTAAAGACCCCTCTAGGATCATCACGATCGAAGCGGTTCATCAGAGTCTCTAGGTTAGTGCTTGCCGCTAGGAAGGTCTTTGGTAGCTGCAACGTCTTCTGCATAAGTGTAGGAGTAGCAACAGCCTGTGGCTTTAACGAGAAGGTCCTAACCTTATCCTTCATCTGATCGAGAAGGTCTTGCCGAGCGATAGAAGCTTGCTGCGTTGTTACCTTTAACTCCGCCTTCCCCATCTTGCTCAGCGCAGTCAGCGCCATATGCACCTGCTTGAGCTCTTCAAACGTCATCTTCTCAACCGGCTTCGACCACTTCTGGCCATCAGCGCCGACGGACATAAGGAAGTCAGGGATAGGCATATCGTCCATGCCCATACGAGAGTTGAAGCGAGAGTTGACGAAGTCTCTAAGGTCCTCATAGCCTGAACGGGCTATCTCAGTAGCAAGGTCAGCAGGGGTACGAGCTACAGGCTTGCCAATGCGAAGAAGGATATCGTGAATGAAGTTGGTGTACTCTTGCGCTGTACCAGAGACTAGCTTACCGGGGCTACCGCGTTTGCTATAGGTCTCGGCGATGCTATCAACCTTACTCAGTACGTTCTTCTCTGCCTTGACAGCTAGTTGAGCCTTGGTTATTGCGGTGAATTGCGCTTGCTTCTCCTTGAAAGCACCGACGAAGTCTCCTTTCAATAGAAGGTCTTCAACCACCTTCCCTGATCTATTAGCCTCCTGCATAAAGGTCTTGGAGTCAATATCGCCGACATGTATCTTATTGAACTCTTCAGTGATCCAGGACTTAACCTTATCCCTTTCAAACGGAAGTTTAGCGCCAGCCTCTGGCTTTACTCCAGCCCGTTCAGCTAACGCAAGAATGTCCTCATGAACACTATCAAGGGATGAACGGAACTGTCGATCCTGTATCTCCTGAAAGACGTTACCCGCTAAGCTTCCGTACTTCTCCTGCATCCTTCTCTCAGTTTCTTTATCGACCATGTAATTGATAAAGTGCTTCCCATATTTATTCAGGTCCTTCTGCATCTGGTTCAGCATAACCAGCCGGTCGATCATAGCCGTACCGGAATGGAAGCCTAAAGCCCCGGCTAGGTCGTCAGGGTTGCGGGTGTCTCTACGAACGTAATCAACAGGGAGGCCCTTCCTCTGCTCAGGGGTGAGGTAGCGGGGATCGATCTTCGGAGGCCTACCAGTTTGGCCAAAGAGGGTCCCTGTCCGGAACCATTCATTAGCAGCGATATCGGGACGGTTGTAGATATCTTGCTCAACGTCCTTGCGCATAGCGGCTGCATTGTCTTTCCACTCTTTGGATTGCCGCTTTATCTCTTCCTTGGTTATTCGCTCTTGCTCCGCTGCGTGTTCGGCCTTTAGCTGTTCGTTCATCCGAAGGTTATAGCGCCGATACGTCTGCGGAGAGAGACCGAAGGTACCAGGGGTCTTAGCAACGTCGGTGACAGGTCCTTCGAGTTTCTTCTGCTGGGCCGCTTCTTCAGCACTGATTTTGAAGCCAGCTTCCTTTACCTTCCCCTTAACCCCCGGCTCTTTAAACTCAGGAAACGCAGCATGAAGCTGTTCAAAGCCTTGACTTGCGTGGAGAACAGCATCAAGAACAGTAGGCGTTGGGCGGCTTCCAATGATCCTCTCTAAGATGCTGGCGATAACTTCTCTGATAGCATCCCAAACGTTCTTTACACCACCCTTCATCTTATAGAACTGTGCAAACTCATTTGGCAATGGAACGTGAGAGAGGGTAGTTTGTAGGTCCTGATTTGACCAAGCCTCTGCAATGAACTCCCCAACGTGTGTAAAGGCGTAGTCATGGAACTTACGTTGCTCAGGTAGGTTCTTAGCCATCCATGTATCAGCGGCGTTCATTAGGTCTGTGAATTGAGCATGGAGTAGCTGATCTGCCATAATCGCACGGTAGGTAACGGCATGAGTGAGTTCGTGCAATAAGGTATGCGCTGTCCACTCTCTTCCGGAGGTACCGTCGATGGTTCTAGCTGGCATTACCACGGTGTGGGTGACTGCATCGTAGAAGGCAGCGCTAGTAGGTCTCTTCTCTGTGAATTCAGCGTCGCCTACGATCTTGACCTCAACGTCACCGGCCAATTCCTTAAGCCGCTTAGTAAAGAACTTGTTTAGCTCCTTTCCAATAGAGCTAGTCGTATACTCTGGCGTAACCATATCGAGAGCGTCTTTAGCCTTGAAGCTAGCGATCGCTACGAACTCGGCCCGATTGGTCTTAAAACCATGTGGGGCAAAGTTAGCCGTAGGAGGGACCAGCGCAATAGGAGAGGAGACAACGTTCATATGGAAGGCGAGGTTCTCCAGCATATCTGGAGAGGGGTTGCGCAAGGAGATTTTAGCTATTCCTCTTCCCTTACCAGCTTCCACCCTGGCGCCAGATACTCTCATCCCTCCAATAGTCTCTACGTTAGGGAACTCATTTTTGATTTGAGCTAGGAGGTCCCTTATGACACGAGGTCCAAAGGCATTTGCCACAGCCTCACCGGGTCGGCGGCCACCTATCCAGTTTATGTCTAAATGATTATTAATCGTATCCTCATAAACAGATAGACTACCAATGTTCTTACCTCCCTGATCTATAAGATTGAATCTCCTACCTGGCTGTAGAGCAGCCTCCATATCTGTGAGGTGACTTGTATCTTCAGGCTCTAACTTTAGCTTCTGCATCCTCTCCGCATCAAACAGTGGCTCTGCATGGATCGAAGCCCTAATAGCATCAGTAGGCCCATGCCCTGTCTCTAAGACCGGTATCCTCTCCTGATCAGCGGAGTCCTTTACGAAGTCGATATCCTCCTTGCTCAGCCCACCCTTTCTAACTGTGATGAAATCTTCAAACTCTTTAGCAAGCTCAGGGTCCATCTTCGAGAGCCAATCGGAGAGGGGAACATTGATCTTGCCATTGTTAGCTTCTAGTAATGACAGCCTCTCCTTAAGGTCTGGTATCCAACCGAGCTTGCCATCATCAGGTAGTGGGTCCTTTTCTCCATATAGCATCCTGATCTTCTGTGCCGAGATACCGATGGTGCCGTTGGTATGCTGATCAAGATACTCTCCAAGCATCTTTGGAGAACGTTCCTTTAACGCAGCGCCATTAACCTCTTGCTCTGTCTCTTTAAAGTCTTTGAGATTCTTCTCAGCTTCCATGACCTTCAATAGATCGTAGGTAGGAGATATCCCAATAGGCGGCTCTTCACCGTGTCTAATATACTCCATCAAATGCCTAGCACGAACCTTATCAATCATCTCCTTAGCAGCAGTAACGATCGCTTCCGGCGCTACAGTAGCTCGATGTGGTCCACCGCCTATTAGCTCCATCTCCGCCATGCCGGTGAGTTCTCGAGCGAGGGAGATGGCCTGTTGCTCTGTACCACCGGATTGTAGGACAGCCTCTTTAGTAGCCGCTGAAGCACCTTCAAGGAAGCCAGTCATACCACGGTCTAGGAGTTCGAATGGAACGCCAAGAATGTTCCAAGCAGCGGTACCTGCTCGTTGAATACCACCAGCGTCGTAAGCTTCCATACCACCGGGTTGGCGCATGGCCCCAGTGCCGATGCTATAGTCTCGATGCCAGCCCTTGACGAAGCCTTGGATACCTTCATTGATAATGGAGGAAGGAGCGCCAATGAGACCACTCTGGCGCATCTTCTGTGTTACAAGATCAAGCTGTCCAAGATCATCGTTGGTGATCTTAGGCGCTAGGGGTTGGTCGTTAAGGAATTGAGAGAGGTAGGCGTTGTTGCGCAGCAGCTGTCCCGTCAGCGCAGCCTTGTGCTGTTGTTCGAACTTCTCCATATTGCTATAAACAACAACAGGATGTGCACCAGTAGCATCAGCTAGCTCCTGCGCTCTCGCCGCCTTCTCAGGATCGTCTTCAAAAGAAGATAGCGCAGCCGCTACAGAACGGCGTTGTTCATTCTCAACAAACTGCTGTGGGTCGAAAGGGACTACGTTATCTTCTTCTTCATTGGGCATCTTTTAACGGCTTTCTATAGAACTTGTTGTACAGCGTCTGGGTGTAGGCCCGATAGACTTCTTCGTCCGACAAGCTCCTGCCCTTATCAGTCATATCGGCCCTGAGCTTCTGATCAAAGTCCTTATACCCCTGTGTATAGGTTGGAGCTTTAAAGACCGGATACTCGTTAGTTCCGTAGAACCTACCCGGGAAGGTATGTGGCTGGATAAGGGTTGGGAAGATTTCGTCGATAAGCTCCTTATCAGTAGGCTTCTTTCCCTTTGTTTCCAAATGGCTATCAAGAGCCGCTTGGAGATTTTGGGTAAAGTGATCGTAGTCGATCTTGTTAGCCTCAGTACGTTTGAATACCTGTAGTGCTTCCAACTGTGGCCCTACTGCATTACGAAGAACAGTCATAGCAGGACCAACTCGGGGATCGGTCTGTTGGCCTTTGATGATCTTATCTCTCATGGCCATCAAATTCTTATAATCACCTTCGGATAGCCTCTCCTGATCGAGCCTTGTGTTAAGGAACTCTATAGTGTCGTTAGTGGAAAGGGCTCTTAATCTCTTGTAATTAGCAACCATTTCATCAGCTTGTTTCTGATTGGTATAGCCGCGAACCTGTGCCTCTAATGGCTTCTTCTTTAATGAGCTATTGGCTGGCAGCGCATCATACGCTGTCTTGCTAACAGGATCAGACATTATCTCAGCAGAAGTCTTACCGTCCTGTATCGATTGATAGATAATCTGTTCGTTCTTGCGCTGTTCAATAGTCTCAGCATGAGTGGTCTGGTTCCATCTATGCGCTAACTTATCAACTGCATGTTGAGCCATTATCTTATTATTAGGAAATTGCCTCTCTGCCTCGGCCTTAGCTCTATTCTGCATAGACTCTAACGACTCTTGAGGTTTAGTAGCTGTGCCTCTACCTTCTCTAAAGATATCATCAGCAATTCTCTCAGAGCCTTCTGACGTTGCTTTAGAATTAACGGCAGTCTCCGCAGCCTTAACGTCCTCCGGAGTCATCTTAGTCTTGAGGTTGTCAAGCATATGTGATGCTCTTTCAGCATCAGTAAAGGCGCCACCAGCAATCTTCTCTCGATAAAGTCCGCTAAGCTCCTTCTTCAATAGCGCCTGAGCAACCGGCCCACTCATATCACCGCCAAGCAGTTGAACCTTCGACTCAACAGCCCTTGTAAGCTTCGCCTCCTGAATAGCTAGATTAGCCTCATCAAACGGGCTATCCGATACCGACTTCCTCGCCATGAATATCTCAGCATCAGCAGTCTTATCCATCCACTGCTTCTGAGCCGAAGCCGCTGCACCAGCGCCGTTGAAGATAGTCCGGCCGATTGTAGACAGCGCATTGCCGTCGTACATTCGCCTAGCGCCGTCGTTAGAGATACTTCCCCTTATCCTCTGGTGAGCGTCGAATATATCCTGTTTATACTTAGGAAACGCATCAACCCTCGCCTGTCCTTCCAACGAGTCATACTTAGCGTGCAGGTCCCCAAGCTCTCCCATAAGCTGTAGGTCAGCCTGTCGAGCTTCGGTTTCGTTGTTAAGGTTCTGGAAGGCTACGGCTCGGCTGAAGAGTTCATCTCCAGTCCTAGCTATATTCTGCCCAAGCCCTTCCGTAGCTCTAGCAACACCTACACCAAAGGCTTCCGGTGGAGTAGCGATATTAGTCGCTTGATCACCCGGCGCTACTTCTGAATAAGGCTGATATGGTACTCTTGGCATTAGACTAACACCTTTGTTCCGCTACCACCGAATAGTCCGATGGACCGTCCTTGCAGCCACTTATCTGACACGGAGCCAGCTGTGCTGAGGAGAGAGCCAGCGGCTCCAATCTCTCCAGCAGTCCTAGCTTCCTTCCCTGCGAATACATCAAGCTTGGCTTCCTCTTGCTCGCCGTAGGCCTTACGAAGGAAGTTGGCTCTAGTGATCCCTTGCTCTTGAAGTCCTACATCATGCATGCTGTCTCTGACTTCTGGAGCAGAGCCACGGAATACGTCTAGGTTGCTGGCTCCTTGCGTTGCTCTGGTCTGCCCTATCTCGAACCGCGTCTTCATCCCCGATCGTTGCGCCGCTACATCTCCTGCTGCCTGTTCATACATTGCGTTCTGGGCCGCTACAGCAGCTTTGTACTTGTACATCTCCGCCGAAGCTTGGCCCTCTTGCATCTTACCAAAGGCAGTAACAGCGCCTCCAGCTACTGTAGCCCCCAAGGCTACCATTGAGATAGGGTCAGCCATGTTTCTTCCTTATCTGGAAAGGTATAAGCTTCCCATCTGGTTCGCCAAAGGTAGCGCCGAGCCATTTCAGCCAACGTACGCTGCTCGTAGCGCCTATTACGCAATGGCCAGTGATTACTTTATAAACCTCTAGAAGCTTCTGTATCTCAACCTGTGAATGACGGATAAGAGTGAATGGATGGCTCTTGATAAGATCGGTGGTGTAGAGCCAGAGATACGCCGTTTCTGAGAGAAGGGACGGAGCCGCTACTCCCCAAAGACACGCTACCTCTCCATCAACGTAACCGGTCCAAACGTCGGCGCTCATTGCAATGCAGTTCCGCATAATCTCGGACTCTTTTACGGTGAGTTTAACATGGTCAATGTCGCAGATGCCGACGATGGAGGTCTTCATTTGGTATCTCCGATTTCTATTTCTGGTATCACTCCTAAGATGGTTGCAGGGAGAGGGTTGGATTGCTGAATGCAGTATTGACCTGGGACTGTCCAAGAGGGATCGATTATGGTGCGTGCATCTCCTGTGACTAGGTCAGTAACAACGGCGTTGGATGCGCTGCCTACGTTGCCTAGAACGGTATCCTTCATTGGGACGAGCTTATCGAAGGTCCCGCCGATCTGAAGGTTAAGAGCGTCCTGAACCCTGACAGTAACGCCATTGATGCCCTTTCTCTTTCCAGCGATAGTTGGTTCGCCGATATCTAAAGGAAGGGTCTGAAGCTTGCAGGTGAAGGCAAGGCCAATGGTGACGACAGAGGCAGGGGTCGATAGGGTAAAGCTGCCGCTAGTTGGCATAACAAACGGAGGGATAACAACGCCATCAGCTAGACCGGTGACGGTTGCGCCGCCTAGATGCTCTGCGCCTGAGATAGTGGTGGCTGGTGGACCGTCGTAGCGCAATCCTGAGTCAACGCAGAAGACCTCTGAAAGAGAGGGCCAGACCCTTGAATGTAGCCTTTCAATATACTTAACGGTATTGCCATTGATGACTCTCTCAACGACGAAGTAAACAGCGTCAGCGACGCCTTCGCTGTTCAACAGTTCCACCGGCTCTGTCACCACAGCCACTGACTTAAACAGCCCTTGCGTTACGCTATGCGACCAGCCGATGAGCTCTTGTTCTTTAAGGAAGGTCAGCGACAGCGCCACCCCATCATCACGGATAGCCCAGACTACCTTAAAAGGCTCTTCTGCCCATGCCCATTCTAGGATTTGGTAACCGTAGAAGAGATGGCTAGAGAGAACGGAGATATCCGTACCGGTGTAGATTTGCGTATAGAAATTGAAGGTGAGATCGCGAACGACGGAGTTCTTGTTTTGGACGAAGAGAACGTCGAAGTTTGCGATGATTGGGGGTACATCATTAGCTCCATTGTAAGAGTGAGCGTTAGCGACGATATCGATTGGAGTGACAGCTGCCCCCTGGCCTCCAGCGGAGACTAGCCAATTGGCTTTGTTAGAGAGAAGAATGAGTCCTGTCGGAACAGAAACCATCGATTTGATTTCATTCAACTGTCCAGAGACGATGGAGGCTTCGATAGCGTCATCGGCTTGGATTGGGCTGCTGATATTAAAGTTGTAATACTCTCCCGGTTGGCTCATGTTGAAGGTTTGAACAGCTTCTGGCCTTGCGGCTAAGACTAGGCGCTGTTGATGGAGGCCGGGGACTGCTGGATTACCGGCGCTAGTTTCATCAAGGATAGCGGTAGCAGCAGCGGCACCAGCATCGAACGTAACGTTAGGAACTGATGTATAGCCAGCGCCGTGGTTATCTAGACCAACGGAAGTAACACCCCAAGTTAGATTAGCTGAAATACCCCCTATAGGATTAGTAAGGGTAACAGGATTACCCGGCGCACTTCCCGGGAAGTTAATACCACCAGCGCTAGTGATAGCTGCGGTTAGGACATGTCCAGAGCCGTCAACAGAAGTTGCGGTTAGAACAACGCCATTAAGAGTGGTGAAGACGCTACCTACGCTAAATCCAATACCGCTAGATACAATAGCGAAGGAAATAACACCAATAACAGCATGACCAGTAGCGTCAGCGCCACCGGTAGGGGCAGGGTCTATTACCACTCCCGGAACAGTGGTATAGGTACCAGCGTTTGTAACGTCAATACTAGCAACGCCAGCACCTTGGAATGGGTTCTTTGCAATAGGAACTCCGACGGAGAAGTCAGCGGCGTTGTTAGGGACGTTGCTGGTGAAGGTGTCGTCAGCGCCTGTGCCTGTGACGTTCATTAAGTACCCAAGGGAGCTACCAGCAGGTGGGGTGGCGCTGATTGACTCTGGAGAGCGATAGACGTTGTATGAAACAGCGCCAGTTACGGCTGTCCATGTTAGGTGGATGGTAGCAACTTGTCCTGAGGTAGTGTTTATTGTTTGGGTTGCTGTGCTAGAAGAGACGGACTCCTGTCCATTAACATCAACAGCGGTAACAGCATAGAGGAAGTTACCATTCCCGGCGTTACTTGTAGTAGCAACGAGATTTGTTGGTGTACCGACGGTGGTGCCGAAGGGAATAGGTTGAAGTGTCCAATTATTCGCTGCGATAAGGGTCAACACTAGCGGTGGGTATTTAGGATGGGTGAGGAACATTCTATCAACTAACTGAGTGTATTTGACCAGCGCCAAGTCCCCGTCGTCGTAAGGGCTTCCGAATAGATAGATAGGAGCCACAAAACCACCTGAGACGTAAGTCCCAGTGAATGTTACTGGATTGCCGAATAGGTCTGTGACAGTGAAGTTAGCAGCAGTGGCGCTAGCAACGATAAAGTACTTGTCGTTGATGTTAGTGATCCCGGTAACCTCTGAGATAAGAACCCATTCACCTACCTCAAGGTTGTTGACAGCGGTAACTGTAGTACCAGCGACATTGGTGATAGTAAGCAGGTCTGAGAAGACCGGACCACCGTTAAAAAGTGGACGGATATATCCAGAGCCAAACTCTAGAACGTAGCCAACGGAATTAGAGGCTTGGAAGGGGATTAGCCTAATGGCGAAGTCATCATTACCACGAAAGGCTTGAATAACGTATTCCGTCCCTGGCCTTGAGCTAGCGCCGCCACGGTAGTCAACGTAGAAGTTCTCCATTAGTGCAGCGCCAGCCTTATACTTGGCAAGATCGACCCGAGCATAGAGGGCAGGTGCCCATTCGCCTGCGTGGAAGGAATGTTGTATGACTGATTGTACCATTATCTCCAGCCTACTGGTCCGGGTTCACGTACACGATCGAGCATCTGCCATTCATTACCAGCGTTCCATGCGATCCTCTTATCCTCTGGCGGCGTTGGCGTTGGCGGCGGTGGGATTGGGTTGGTGAATGGGTAGTAGATGTTGCTGCCTTGGAAGGCGAAGGAGTAGCGTTGTTCAAACCCAGGTGTCCATGTTCGTGGCAGCGGCCATTGATATTGATTGAACGGAATAGGCGGCGTTGGCCGGAAGCGGTTGGGGTTGGTTGCGAGTATCCAATCGCTGAGCCGCCTAGGATCACGTGGAAGTGGCCAGTCTTGCTGCCGGAATGGGAGCTTGTCCTTGCCAATGAGATTGCGATTGTAGAAGGAGGTGAAGACTTGGATCGGCTGTCTTGGACCGGGGTTGACGGGCCAGTCGTATTGGTTGAAGGGACGTTGGATCGGCGCTACCGTCAGCGCAAGATTGAGTGCCTGTATCCAAGTCCGTAGTTGAATAGAAGACAACGCCGGTTGTGGTGGGATATCAGTAACTACCTCACCAACAGGGAGTTGATCCTTACCGATTAGGTTGAGGTTGTAGGAAGCGGTAAAGGTCTGGATCGGCTGCTGGTACCCACGTGGGATAGGCCAGTCTAGCTGTCTACCCGGACGCTGGAGGTAAGACTTGGCCCTGTCGATCCATGAGACAAGATCGAGCGACCGCGGATTTGGCGTTGGCAGTGGCCAATCTTGTTGACGGAACGGAAGGCGGTCTTGTCCGACAAGGTTCCGGTTGTAAGAGGCGGTGAAGATGGATATTGGTTGCTGTGGGCCGGGGTTGATTGGCCAAGAGTATTGATTGAAGGGTAAGATGGCTGGCGTTGTTACCAGCGCAAGATTGACTGAGTTGATCCAAGTCCGCAGCTGGATGGCGGACAGCGCAGGCTGTGGGGGAAGATCAGAGACGATCTCTCCAGTTGGGAGTTGGTCCTTACCAATAAGGTTGAGGTTGTAATTCCAAGTCCAAGACCTTGGAAGTTCAACCAAGGCAAGAGTTGGACGATCGTAGAATGGCTTCCCGTACGGGATTGGTTGAAGAGTGCTTTGCTGAAGGTTGAGAACCCAAGCACGGAGGAAGGTAGCGTATTCGTAGCCCCTTGGTGGAAGGTCGGTGATGACTTCGCCGGTTGGGAGTTTGTCTTGGCCAATGAGGTTCGGGTTGTAGGTAACGGTAAGGATTGGCGTTGCTGGCTGCGGCGCAAAGCTCAGCGGCCAGATATACTGGTTGAAGGGTAGTACCGCAGGGGTTGTGTTCAGCGCAAGGTTAAGAGATTGTATCCATGTTCGAAGCTGGATTGCTGACTGCGCTGGCTGCGGCGGAAGGTCAATAATGTCCATTCCGACAGGAAGCTTATCCTGACCGATTAGGTTGTAGTTGTAAGTCTCAGTGATCGTCCTGAGGTCGATAGGATAGGGATACCCTATTGGTGGAAGGTCCCCACCGAACTTGCCTGTTGGTAGCCTGTCCTTACCTATTAGATTAAGGTTATAGTTCCAGCGCCAATCGCGGAGTTGAATGTGGTAGTCGTAGGGCTTGACGGTAAGCTCTGTCCTAATCTCACCGACTGGTAACTGATCCTGGCCTATAAGCTCTAGGATATACTTCCACGACCACTGACGAAGCTGGATAGAGAATTCATAGCCCTTGGGTACTTCGTTGGTAGTGTCGCCTACTGGAAGCTTGTCCTGCCCTACGAGATTTGGGTTGTAGGAGGCGGTGATTGTTCGTAGATCAAACTGCCGAGGCGGGGTAGGTAGTGGCCAATCGTCTTGAGAGAATGGATTGGCTACAACGGCAACTGGAGGGTTGGTGCCAATCCACGTCCGAAGCTGGATATGATGGTCGTAACCACGGATAGGGATATATAGTGGTGTGCGTGGTTCGATGATATCAGGACTAAACGGCGCTGCCGGTACGGTATAGTTGCCGGTATAGGCGGCAAAGCCTTTAATAATCCTTGTCTCATACATTCTTCCGTTGAAGAAGATGGTAGTGTCGTTACCGATCCTTGGGTAGCCAGCGAGTGCTGTGTAGTTGTTGGTATCGACGTATGATCCAAGGGTCTTGCCGTTAGCGAATAGCTGTGTAAGGCCGTTTCTGCGTGCAGCGGCAATGTGATAAATGGCGTTGGCTGGTATTTCAAGGTTTGAAGATATCCGATCAGCACCAGCGGCGAAGAAGTTTAAGGTCCCGCCAGATATGTGGTAAATCTCGATATTCCCGGAAGCAAAGCCAAAATCAATAATCGAACCGTCAGCGCCAAGTGGAGTACGGACGAAAGTCTCAATGGTGAAGTCGCCGGTACCAAAGGCGAAGTCGCTTGATCCATCAAGGGTTAGGGAAGTAGGAGCGGTGCCGTCGAATAATCCGCTGCCCTCACCACCCCATGGAAACGAAGTGCTGATCTGAGCAGTGCCGTTAGCGGTGACGGTATGACGACCGGTTGCGTCGGTGAAGGTTGTCGAACCGTTAGCGCCAAGGTAGTGTAAGAGAAGGACAGTTGCCATCAGAGTAACGCCTGTCCCATGAGGAATGTTAACGCTGGTGGCGGCGGTGCGTTCAGCGGCAAGCTGCTGCTAGCTGTAAAGATAGGTAATGGAACGGCGATCGGTAGCTGTGGGCGATCTAAGAACTGAGCGCCTACAGTTATCTTGTCCTTGTTGATAAGGTTTAGGTTATAGCTATAAGTCCAAGTTCTAGTCGCTGGCTCTGGATAACCCCTAGGTGGAAGATCAAGGACCCGCACCACAATAGGCTTAGGGGGGATTAGATATCCTTGGAAGCCCCAAGTCCAAGTCTGTCCGGGAGCCGGATACTTCCACGGAGGGGTGAAGTGCGGCTCACGGAGTTGGATATCTATAGATAGGCTTAGTAGTAGTGCCACTTACCAGCCTGTTACGCCTGTTGGATCGATTTCTGCCCATTCGACTTGGACTGAGAGGGACCAAGTGCCTGTGGCAGGAACGGCTACGATTTCGATGATGAAGCCTTCATTCTGAGCAAAGACAAAGGGATATTCGTCAGGGGTATTGCGTTGCCACATGTAAGTGGGATTGATAACGTAGGTGTTGCCTGTCGCTGCCCCTGCGCAGCCTAAGACCATAGCGCAGCGGTTGGTGTCGAGGGTTTTTGTTCCTGCGCCAAGAGCGGCTGTGGTTGCTATTCTAACACCGGTATCTGAGAAGAGGGATAGAGGAAAGCTCGTTCGCTTCTTGTTAGTATTGGCGGTGGAGAAGACGATAGCTGTTCCGCCTGTTCCGTCAGCGCTCCAGCTTCTTGCTACACGCATACCGAGTTGGACAGGTACACCAGCAGCGAAGGCGGTGGTTGATACTACTCCGGAGACTAGAACAGAGCGGAGAAGCATAAGCCTAGTGGCATCAATCCAGCGCATTTGGAAGACTTCGCCGGTTGTTGTCGCTGCTATAATACCCGTCATCTGCCCAAGAGCATAAGCACCACGAGTGCCTAGCTCCATTGGTCGATTTGCTACTCTTACTGAGCGATGCGTTGACTCGACCTCGTCAACAACGCCAGCGTTACCTTGATGTTGAATTGCCATTTATCTCTCCTAGTTCCAGACCCAGGCTACATTCCATATGCCGTAAGGCATAGGTGCAGTGCGGCCATGTCCCTGATATGTGGGCTCTTGCCCCTGTGTACCGAGAGGGCCAGCATCGGGCACCGGTATGCCATCCCTTGCCGTAGCGTAGATAGTGAACCCAGTACCCGCAACGATGCTACCGGCTGTGATCATTGGTGGGTCTACTACGTGTTCATCCGATGAATGATCCGCCGTTGCAGCTGGAAGGAGCCAAGCTTCTACTAGCGATCCAGCGGTTATAGCCCCCTGCCCTGTTACTGCTACGGAAGCTTGGCTAGCTCCTGGGAAGGCACCGAAGGTTATGGTTGTTGATCCCTGTGCGCCCATGTTACATCCATATTTGTCCCATAAGTGGTTTAGGTACTATCGGCTTCCTCATGACCCATTTTGGCAGCACGTATTGCTGGATCGGGCTGAGTAAGGGTGGACCAGTGACAAAGCTGGTGCCGGTTAACACTCCTGGGAGGTCACCGAGGAAGTTGTTAGCAGGGGCAACATAACCGTCTAGTGGCCAATAGCCCTTTAGCCCTCCCCGTCTAATCATATAAGGGCGTACGCCAGAGGCGAGGGCTTTGATTTCGATTGGGGAGAGTATATCCTGCCAAATAGCAACGTCAGCGATTTTACCGGGGAAGAAGCGATCGGCTGAGGAACGGCCGCCTATTGTTACAGGGAAGTTTGAGGAGTTGGTGTTTGTTCCAGCGCCTGTGGCTTGTTGAATTCCGTTGGCGTAGAGAAACATTGTTGTGGTGTCGTTTATGCCAGCTAAGTGGTACCAAGTCCCGTTTACAACGCTTCCACCGAATGTCCATGAAGCGGCAGCGCCACCGACGCCGAAGGTGATTTGGCTAGAGTTAAATCGGACGTAGTATTGTTCGGTACCACCAGAGGCCTTCGACATCATATAAGCCAAAGCCGCTGTCACATCAGTAGGGTTCGTCCACAGCGACCAGCTGAAGAATGGACGAGGCATCGTTCCGGAGTTCTGAAAGTTCAACTGCCCACTAGCCGAGTTTGGGATAGTGACTAGGTCGCTAGTGCCATTAAAGCTCAATGCCATTTTAAGCGTTCAGGTTGTAGCTATAGGGTAAGACTTTGACGGTGTTGCCAGAGGCTCCGAGCGCAACGCCAGCTTGGTTATCGAGCTTGAACTGTATCTTTGCTGGCGGTAGGAGAATGTTCCTTGCCACTACTCTTTGCGCTGTAGCAGCGGTGGTGCCGATTGGAATTGCTACTAATAGCTGAGAAGAGGTTAGCCGAAGGTCAGCGTCTGACTGCGCTGGAAAGTTTGAGCCGTCAACAGCTTCCCAAACGTAGATCGCTACAAAGGCTCCAGCGGCTGGAGATAGAGAGGCTAAGACCACTTCGATATCAACGTATAGATCGAGGTTGGCAGAGTTGTCGTAGGTTGACGACGCTGCTGACATGGTGTTGTTAGCAAGCGAATTCAGGCCTGTGGAGAGGACTGTAGTGAGGCCAGTGCCACTTAAAATCCATTCGCCTATATTAGCCATTGTTCAACACCGACCATGTTGTCCCATCCCAGGTGGACCCGAAACGCTGCCAAGGATTTGAGTTGTTGATTTGTGCTTGGAAAGAGGTCCAGATGGTTTCTAGAAAGGCCTCGATCTGAGGGAGAGTTGAGCTAGCTGGTACCCGCTGTGTTCCAACTAACTCTGTCACTGAACCGTTTACAATAGCGGCATTATCAGCGGGCAAGGCACCAGACCACGCAGATACTGTACCAGCGGGCATAGCGTAGAAGCTCTGTCTTGCCGCTGGAACGTCAGCCCATAGAACGTAACGGAACGTGTTGCTGTCGCTGTCACGCTCAAGGATAATTACCCTCAATCTAGGCATAGCTTATTCCTTCCCTCTGAGAGGGCGGCCCAGTGGACAGCATTGAACCGCCACTCAGGGTTAGTAGGTCTCGTAGATGATATGCGCGTCGCCGAGGCCGGTAGAGCCGCCAGCGGTGGAGTTGTTGAAGAGTAGGGTTTCACCGCCTGGGGCAGTGTTGCCTACCATCGTCCACTGCTGCGTTGGCGCTGCGTTCCAGCGGACTATGCCACCGAACAGGTTCAGGCCAAGGTTGAGCTTGGCGTCTGTCACTGTGTTGGAGGGTGTCGGGCCGGTAGCGGCAGCGACGAAGACAACGACAGGCGCTGCCAAGGCGGCGGTAGCGAAGTGCGCTGGACCGTCTGAGTGTGGGGCAGCAAGAGCCGTTGGAGTGGTTTCGAGGGTACTTGCACGACAGAGTTCGATAGCGGCCACTATTGACGCTGTAGCTTTGCCGGAGAAGAGGACTTCAAGGATATCAGTGATCTGAGTAGCTGCTGCCCCTTTAAGCCCCATCCAGCTAGGCGTACCGGGGGTACCGATCGCTGAGCCAGCTGCGTTAGCGGTGTAGGTCACTGCCGCAGAGGTAAATATTCTCTTAGCCATCTATTTGTCTCCTGTTGGACGTAAGACAGGCTGCGCTGTAGAGCCACCAATCATCTCGAACTTTCCGCTACCAACGAGGTCTTTGAGCTCTTTGATGGTGGAATGAACGTAGTCTGGTTGGCTCATTAGGATAGCGCACCCATCACAAATGTACGCATCGCACTTGAAGCAATGCGCACGTTCACGAGTCCGTAAGGGGTTCAGGACAACGCAAGAACCGCAATGCGGACAGCCTAGAGTGGCGGCTTCGAAGACAGCCCCCTCCCTAACTTGCTGCGGAGCATAGCCAAGCTTAGGCGCTAGCTCCGCTGGAATACCTGGCGATGCTCGAAGGTCTAGAACGAGCTCACCGTCGTTCGATTTCTTCTGAAACGGCATGCGCTTCCTCGGCCTTTAGTTTCTCACGAGCTTCGATGAGCTTGTCGATCTGCTTCTGGATTTCAGCGAGTTTAGCTTCTTTGTCAGCCATTTCCTTCTCCTTAGAATGGTGTCCATAGATTACCCCAGTTGAAGTCGATGTTCGGGGTATAGGAGTAATCTGAGTAGCTTATACCCCGTACACGGATGAAGTCGGGAGTTACGTCGTTGACGGTGAGAGCTTCGTTACCGTCGGCTTTGCGAGCTTCGATGATAGAGGCGTTGGCCTGTTGGACCTTTAGGTTGGCTAGCTGCTTATCTCCGACCAGCGCCATTACTAGCCTAGCGCCAAGGATGCTGACCCATGCGTCTTGGAACAGCGGGTCCATTACGTTGGGATCGGTGATCTGCTTGAGATAGGTTAGAAGGGCGAATTCTTGATTGCAGAGAATGACTCGTTGAGAGCCTTTAGGCCCGTAGGTGAGATTGAAGGTAGCGCCAGTGCCAACGCCAGAGGTAGAGCCTTGCGCTACCGGATTGGTCTGGTGGGCGAAGTAGCTGCCGCCGAGGGGAGTAGCGGAACCAGCAATTTGGTTCACAACAGCTACGGTAGCGACTGCGCTGCCAGCAAGGGTAAGGACTAGAAGCTGCGCTGGAGCGCCGATAGGTGGAAGTCCTGGGCTTCCAAGGGCTAAGGTGATGGTGTCTCCGACAGCGTAGCCTGTACCACCAGCCGCTACGGTTGCGCCGATCACCGGGAAGAATTGATCTACAGAAACCTTGAACTTCACCGGAGGCCCTTGCCAGAACGCAGCAGAGCCACCTGTTACAGCGGTAGTGATTGGGACACCGCCAGTGAAGCCGGATTGGAACTGGGGAACGATGTAGAGAGGACGGAGGCAATCGACAGGGTATTGATATTCATAGGCCCAAGGTGGTGGGGGAGTCCCCGGTGTCCAGAGGTTAGTGCCAATAGCGATGTTCTCTGGAGTACCGGGGGTGGAAGTGATGTAGTTGAGGTTCACGAACGCCGAGGCGAAGTTCCACGGTGCCATGCGGATGGTTTCATCACGCACTTGATCGAGGATTAGGTTAGCTTGGATAGCCTCGTTGGAAGTGTTGTTGTCGAGCTCTGATTGCGTTACGGTCGAACGTGACCCTAGGCATTGCAGCGCTCGATTAACGATATCAAGTTCGGTTGTCACCGTTGTGATCCTGCTTTACGATTCTTTCCACCAAGGCCAGGGCTTCCGCTCTCACCACCTTGAGTAGAGGCGGATTGAGTACCTGAGGGGTAGACGTTGCCGTGTATGCCCGGGGACTTAGTGTCTTCGATTGAGGTTGGGCCGTAGGGGCTCTTGTAGCCCATTACGTCTTTAGACTCTGTAACTCCACCTTTAACCATTAGTGCCTCCCTTGTGATCCGCAGTTACCGTGGTTGACTCCGTGGTTGCCGGGGGAGCCGATAGCGCCGCCGTGGCCATGAGCTTGTTGATCGTGACCCACGTTTGCTCCGCCACGAAGCCCTGGGCCCTCACCGCCTTGATGAATAGGACCGGTAGGCGGTTTGTAGTTGTAGATGGGTTTGCAGTAGGGTTTGCCGCCATCTGTGGTGTCTGACATTAGTACTTCCCCTGTGAACCACAGTGATGTTGCGTTGTGCCTTTCATCGGGGCCTTAAGCCCACGGCCTTCGTAGACGTTCTCCTTTTTGAAGGCAACGGCTTGGCCGAGTTGGTCAACGCCACCGGGGGAGACAGCGTGGGGATTGGGTTCTACCTTCGTCCCTTTCGTAGTCTCGACTTGGGCTCTACCTTGCTTCATCTTTCTCTCCTTTGTGAGTCTGCTTGATTAGCAGACGGGTATGGTCGTAGCGGTTGAGAGGATCGGTTGCCATTTCTCTCCGGACCTTTTCAAAGGCACCGGTATCGGAGTGCATCTCGGATAGGATTTGGCGGTAGCGATCGTCGCAGCGCCTAGCCTCGGCTTTGATCCATTCAGGGGGTTCCTGTCCGATTTCCTGATGCATGTGCATAACGTCGTGAACGTCGTGCATGTACATGATGAACCTTCGCATACGTTCAGGGACCTCGGACTCAGCGTCAACGATATAGGCGATTACCTTGCCAACGAGGTCAACGAGGGTCTTCTGGTCTCGAGCAATGCGCTGGAGGTAGTGTAGCTCGTCTTGTTCTTCACTTGCCATTGTCTTGGAAACCCATCCTCTTCTTCTTGCGCAAGATGCCGGTCTTGGCATCTGCTTGGTTGAATTCTTTGGCAACGGAGACAGGAACGCCTACCTTCTTGGCGAAGGAAGGGTTATGCGCTGCCCCTGCCATCATTCGGGCTTGTGAAGGAGATTTGCTTGGCATTATGCCTCCTTGTCTTCTACTCGTTGAACTGCTGCTGCTGTGATTGGAGCTTTACTTGCTCCTAAGCCGGTGAGGGCCCAAACGTTAGGGGAGAGTTGGTGCCAATAGGTAGTAGGGCTGTAGATATCGCTGGTGGTGAACTGAGTACGGATCACAGCGCCTAGGGTAGGGCCTTTGGCGTAGAAAGAGTTGACAGCGGTAGCGTCTAAAGGCTCTACGTCAGGCGTTGGGGTCCAAGGGAAGAACATGTCTCGAATTACACCTGCTTGGATGAACTCTCCGTCTAGATAGTGGTCTTTTAGAAAGCGAAACCTTCCTTGCGCTGTATCGAACTCTGTACCGAGGACGAGGTTGTTTGCGGTGAGGAACACCGTGTTTGGCGTTGGAGATAAGACTGTTCCGAAAACTGCCATGTTAGAAGCACGGAATGTACCGTGTAGCGCCTGTGTTGTCTTGGATAGTGAGCCACTTTTGAACAGTGGTGGAAGCACCAGCGGGGCCAACGCTGCCTAAGACGGTAGCGACAGCGGCGTTAGCGGAGAAGTTGGGTGCACCGGAGAATTTGATCTGGCCACCAGCGACAAAGCGTAGTTGCTCAAGGCCACCGGTCTTTATGATGAAGTCTCGGTCAGCGCCAGCGCCTAGGTGCTCGGTTCCAGCGATAAAGGTGTCAGCGGTCCAGCGCAGGACTCCTCGTTCGGAGTTAGCGCCGCCGTTGTTCTCTAGAACGATGTAAGGCCGTTGCCCGCTAGGGTTGACAGCGGGAAGGAAGAGCCATCCACCCCAATTCAGCTGCCAGAGGTTAGGATCGGTGTTTGTGCCCTTGTTAGGGGCCATGAAATTGAGGATGCTGTGAGAGCTAGTGGAAGGAGGGGTGACTCCGTCAGTGCCAACAGCAGGGTTGATCTGTAGCCCGCCGTTACCGGATTGTGGAGCTATCCATGCGCTGTTATTCCACATGATCGTTCCAGCGGCATCAGTGATACCACCAAAACCACCGGGGGTACGCATACGGATAGCGGCAACTAGGCTGAAGTTAGCGTCGAAAGCAACGTTGTTGGTTTCACCTACTTGGAAGCAGCTGTCGAAGGCTATGCCGTCAGCGCCAGCGCCGTGGATAGTTGCGTTATCACCAATACGGATAGCGGTGGCAAACATTCTGGCGCCGCCATTCTGAATGTTCATAAAGTCACGACAGGTGCTTCCGTTCGTCCAGCTACCAAGTTGGTATTGAAAGCCGCTAACGTCAGGGTAGGGGCAGATCACTTGCTCAACGCTATCGCCGACTGTCCAAGTAGCTGTGGTGGTTTCGCAGATGATTTCGTTGGTGTAAGCGCCGTTGGCGTCGGTAACGATACGGAGGACACGAACTGCTGGACGGATGAGGTAGGTTCCAGCGCCAGGACCTTTGCCATGGTAGGAACCGTCACCGGCAATGGTTGTGGTGAAGATACCGAGATGGGTTGCGTCGGTAACGGATGAAATCTGATACCAGGATTTAAGGGTACCAGCGCCACCAGAGAATGGGAAGCTGGTGTAGTTGTCAGCGACGAGGGTTATAGCGCCGATGTTCAATGCGTTGCCGCCGACGATGCTGTTAGTCCAAGCTGTACCGGTGCCAACGAAGCCACCACCAGAGATTGATGATACGGTGCCAGTGGAGTAGCTTGTACCGCTTAGATTGACGAGGACACGGTCTTGGCCGAACAGCGAGCTATCCCCAACTGATATTCTCAGCGCAGGAGTGACGGTAACGCCAAGGTTGTGGTTGAAGAGGAAGACCCCGGTGATGCTGGTTGGAGTGAAGGAGATAACTTGTACTGCTTCTAGATTAGCAGCGCCAGAGGGGACGGACTGCTCGATAACAACCCAATCTCCGTTAGATATGCCAGCAGTGCTTACGACGGTGACTGTCTGCTGAGATTTGGATTTGGAGATTGCTTGAGTGGTTGTGGTGTTGACGGTTGATTGCGCTGGCTTGGCGGTGATAGTGCCGGAGTTGAGATAGTTCTGCTGAAAGAGGGCAGAAACAACTCCCCAAGCCTGTCCTTCGTCACCATCGACAGGGCCGCCAGCGAAGAGGACGTGGTTGTTGGCGAAGATCGCTGTGTCGCCCATGCCGTAGGCAAGGAGGGTGTTATTGAAGATGAACTTCTGTCCAGCGGCGTTGGATTGCATGAAGTTGTTCTGGACTGAGAAGGTTTGCTTGGCAATGGTTAGACCGCCAACGATATTCTGACCATGGCGAGGGAAGATTGAGTTGTTTACTGTTTCGTTAGCGGAGAATTGTGGATCGGTTTGAGAACAGTCGGTGATGACTTTGTTCTGCGCAGCCCAACGATCGCTAGCGTTGCCGCTGACGGTAGGGTTTACTACGTTGAGGGAGAAGCCGTGGATTAGAGCTAGAGGATCGGTCCCTGGACCGACGGATGGGATCAGCGCCAGCAGTTGGTTGATGGCGCTTTGAACATCTGTGGCGGTAAGAGCCCCCGACGGGCTAAAGATAATGAGGTTAGCCGCCGGGGGAACAGTTGCAATAGGGAAGGCGTTAATTGACATTAGATGCTTCTTTCTGCTGCTTATGTTCTACCATCTGCCGGTTTATCTCGAAGATAACCGGCGCTGACTTTTTATATGGTAGCTCCATCAGCGCCTCAGCGATAACGTTCAGCATCTCATCAGTGAACTCAAGTTTCATGTTAGCCCCTGCGCAATGGTCTCTCTGACACTTGCGCCTGGAGCTTAGCGTTCTGCTCCATCAGCGCCTTCATTTGCGCTTGGAGCTCAGCGAAGGCTTTAGGATCAACCCCTGAGGAGACTGGTTGGAACTGTGCTTGTTCCATCTTCGCCATGAAGTTCTTGATGAGGGACTCGCCGAAGTCGAGGCCTTCTTCTTTCTTGGTCCATACACCAGAGTCTTGAAACGACTTGCTAATTCTCTTAGCTTCCGCATCGATCGGCTCCATGTCTGGCGTTGGATCGCCAATGAAGATGATATCACGGGGTTGAGGGTCGTTGCCGTCGCAGACGATGATTTCACCGAGTTCAGGGTAGTTGTGGTCAGCGGGGTCTTTGGGTTCGAGGACCCGGGGGACCTTGTAGACCTTTCTGGCTTGCCGACCGGTGTTGCGATCGGTTTCTTTGAATTCGATTTCAGCCGGAGGGTCGGTGTTGAGGTAGTGACCGACCATTAGTTTCCATCTTGCCATTTGGGGCTCCTATTGCTTCCCTACACAGACGTAGGTGATGGTGTTGCCGGAAGAAGAGGTTTGGGTGACGGTGATAGCGGTGGTAGAGAGTGTGTAGGAGAAGGAGGCTAGAACGCCGCTGGCGGGGGAAAGGACGCAGGTCGGCGTTGCGGTGAAGGCCGTGGTGAAGGTGATAACGCAGCCGGTGGCTGTGGTGCCGGTGACGACGGTTCCAGCGAGGTTAGAGCCAACGATTGTTGGAGAGCCACCGCCACAGCCGGAGAGGACAGGGGCAGGGCCGGTGCTAGAGAGGTTACCTGTACCGAGTACTGCTCGGCCCAAGGTGTCGAAGACTATTGGTCCTCTATCACCGGGAATGGTTTGGACAGAGGTCTGCGCTAAAGCGACGGTTCCTAGAAGGATAAGACCAAGTGTAATAGGCCAACGTTTCATCTGTTCCCCCTATTGTGCGTAGTAGAGCATGATTGAAAGGGGACCTGTGCCTGTGGTTACGAGACAGAGGTCGTTGGCAACGCCGGAAGAGTTGACGGAGGGGATAGAGAACCCACCGAAGTCTTTATGGTCCACCATAACGCCGTTGATCGGAAGGGAGAAGACGGGGATGAGAGTAGTGGTGCCGGTACCGCAGTTGGTGCCTGTGCCATAGGATACTGAGAAGGTTGCCGTTGCTGCGCCAGCGCCAGCAGCCCATCCGCAGATGCTGATGGAAGTGCCGGAGATGCCGGAGATGATTTTGGTCAGCGCAACAGCGCCTTGTGAGACTTGGAAGAACTTGTTGCATACGATCACCTGCCCTGAGCCAGGGGAAGGTTGAGAAGCTGCTGGCACCGCCGATGCAAGTGCCAGAAGCAGTGCCAGCAGAAGTCGTTTCATCGATTACCTTACTTTGTACCACTTAGCCGTACCAGCTGAGTATTGCCACTCGACTGAGGTACCGGCGCTAAGGGTTTGGTTGGTGTAGGTTGCGTTGAGGGTTTGTCCTGTGTTAGCGGTCAGGGTCACCATCGTTGTGAGGGTGGTGTCCGTTGCGATAGTCAGGATTTGCCCATCGACAGGCGCAGCAGGAGTTGTGATCGTTACAGTTGTTGGGGCTGTACCGGTCCAGAAGTAGGTAGAGTCCTGCGGACGCATGGTGTAGGTGATAGCGCCAGAGCCAGATGCTACGACTAAGCCAGCCGAAGCGGTGATCTGGTTCGGGAACGCGAAGTCTTCTGTTCCGCCAGGCCCTGCCATTACGCGGAACAGGGCGTTGCTAGGAAGGGAAGCCCAGGTCATGAGTCCCTCCTAGTTTGCGACGGTAACGCCAGCAGGATAACCTCCAAGGGTTGCGTTGCTCGTGCCTTGATACATCTGATCGACACGATCAATGACAATCCATGCGCCAAGGGCACCAGCGGAATGGGTACCGACGGAGACGTAACCTAGGCGAAGGAAGCGTGGGACACCAACGCCAGCCGGTGGACGAGGCATGTCCATGTCGTAGAGGCGAGCCCCTGCGACAAGGGTTGCTTCGGCGTAGACTGGTGATGCCCACCAATTGGTGTATGAGCCGGGGGCTCCAGAGCCGTTGTCAGGTGCGCCTTGTAGGACGACCTGAAGGCTAGTGCCTCCGGTGATGGCGGTTGTGACTTGGACTAGAAGCTTCAGCGCAGGATCGTCACCAATGCCGATATCTCTGGCGCCTTGCAGGTTGGCAAGGACCGGGATACCAGCCATATGGAGGTCGATGATGTTGCTGGAGTTCTGAGTACCAGTCGTTGGGAGGTCGTAGTTAGTTCCAGTAACGACGATACCTCCGGTGGCCGGTGCGCCAGTGAACTGGAGAAATGCATCAAGGATCATATCAGGTCACCGTTGTTTCGTTGTTAAGGATCGCATCGCAGGTGCGAACCGGGATGCCACGGAAGGTCGTGACGGGTTTGCCATCGAACTCCTCGATACGGAGAAGCACGTTGGTTTTGTTCATCGCTTGGAGGTCGAGGTAGGTACGGATGACACGGTTGCAGTAGATGACCGTGCGACCCATGTTTGCTCGGACCTCTGGAGCATCGGAGGTCTGGATGGTGGTGGCAGAGACCGGTGCGGTCGGGAGGCGGTAGAGAGCTCGAACGAGAAGGTTGATCAGGTTCGCCGCCGATACGCCGGTGAGAAGGGTTACGTCGATGTTACAGATGCGAGCGACATAACGCCAGTCTCTAAGCACCAAGCCGATTTCCCATTTGAAGTGATCACGATAGGCTTGGTAGGTGTTGGAGGCTGAATCTAGGACTGGCCATTCACCCATATCACGGTGTTGGAGGCCGGTGATCTTGCCCTTTGGGAAGGTTGCGTGGAGAGTATCTGCTCCCCATACAGCGATCCACATGGAAGTGTTGGTTGAGGCAGCGCCACCGCCAGAGAGCACGTTAGCTGCGGTGTTTGCGTTCGCAGCGGTGAGTGTGGAGTAACGTGGGGCAAGTCCGGTGAAGCGTTCAGGGTTGACGGACTGGTTGCCGTAGATCAGGGTAGAGGCTACCTGTTGGGACATGCCCTCAAGGAAGGCCTTTACTTCTGAGAGACGGAACTCTGCGGTGTTGCCGTTGAGGTCAGCGATATCTTTGTCGATGACCGCGTAGGTTTCGAGGTTACCGCAGGTGTCAACGATCTGCGATGTGGTTGACTTGGCATTGGGAACGCCTTGGTTCAGCAAACGCCAAGTGGCTTGTGGGAGGCCGGTACGGACGGTAGTTTTGTGTCCGGTTGGGAGATTGCCTTCGACGACGAGCATATCGTCGAGGATTTCGTTGGTCTGAGAGAGGAGTTCGATAATCGATGCGACTCGATAGTCGTCCCCCATCCTCTTAGCCCAATCCGCATATGTTAGTGCGGTTGTGCCGAGCGTGGCCATTTAGGCCCTCCTAGCTGGTTAAGGGTCATGGTGAGGTCCGTTCCCATCTGCGCATTGCGGTTCATCCTCTCTGAGGCAGGGTCAGGGTAGGTTCGGATAGAGCGCACGGGCGGTGGATGGTCGATCCGAAGCGCCGGGTGCAGTCTGACCGAATTTCGTTGGGCCTGAGCCAGCGACATGACCGCCTTCGGTCACTTGCTGAGCTAGGCGCCAGAAGGCCTTGATGAAGGCTAGGTTGTTCCCTGCTCCTGTGTAGTCCATTGCTGCACGGAAGTCAGAGGCTAGCTTGGCATCTCCAAGGCCATCAATTGCTCTTGAGATTGTGGTCCTAACGTCATTAAGCTTTGGCCCGATTTCAGGGTCAAGACGTACAGCGTTTTGCCACTCGGTTTGGGTTTTTTCCCAGAGCTTATAGGGGGCAGCGGCTGCGTCTTGGGACTGCTTTGCGTAGTAGTCGATAAGCTTTTGTCCTTCTGACTGGGAAAGATTAAGGTCCTTGAATAGTGCGGCGACTTCCTTGGTCGTCTCTTCTGGCATCTCAAAGCCTTCCGGGACTTTGAATGCTTCGTACTTCTCGGGGGCACCTTCGGGTTCCTTGGTGTCGGGCTTCTTCTCCCCTTCGTTGACGATAGAGGACTTGGACGAAGGTTCATCTGGCTTCGTCTCCGTCGTCGGTGTCGGTGTAGTAGGTGGTGGGGTCGGGCTCTGATCCTTGATCTCGCCCGTTGGTGTTCTGATCTCTGGTTCGTTCGCTAGCGCTACGTCGCTCATTTTCTTCCCTCATCATTAGAATGTATTCATCTGGGCAGGAGGCCATTATGTCGTTGAGTAGCTTGAGGCCAATGTCACGTTGGCCTTCGCTGAAGGCCATTGCAAGCTGGTCCCGATTAAAGCTAGTGGAGAAGATGTGGCAATCAACAAGCTTTTCCAAGAGCCATCTACGTCCTGGCATTGTGGACATAATACCGTGCATGAACTCTCGTCGTTGTTGATCTGCAAGCTTAGCCTCCTTCTCGGCCTTACGGATATCTTTCCGGTCAGCTGCGTTGTAGGTCATGCGTGGATTATGAACCCGAAGGCATGCCAGCCTAGGAGGAAGAGAAGGATGAAGAGCATAAGGGCGCTAGCCTGTGGCCAAGGATATTGACCCGGTGCCCAAACGCTACCTGCCCAACCGATGAGCCATAGCAGCATGATGATCCAAAAGATAAGTCCTATTGACATTAGATGCTTCCTCCTGTCATTGCTTGGATTGCGTTTTGTCCCCCGCCAAGTTGGGTGTCTGAGAGGTTCTTAGCGCTCTCGGACATTGATTTAGCTTGTTCGGCTAGTTGTTCAGCTTGTTGTTGCTGTTGGCGTTGTACTCTGATATTGTTGAGTTCTTCCTTGGAACGGATGATGCGTGGGTCGTTGTTCATCAAAGCGGAGTACTTCTCTAGGGTAAAGTCTACGTCGATGTTGTCCATAACGGCTGGATCGACGCCAACTAGGCCTCCGGCGATTTGAAGTAGACGCTCGATGCCTGCTGTGGTGGCTGCGGCCTGTGCAGTGGCCAACATGGAGACGAATTCGATATTGATGTTGGCGTTGGAGAACTCGGCTGGAGCGGGGGGAAGAATCCCCGCTCTAGAAGCAATTGCAAACGTTCGTTCGACAGCGACTTCCAGTAGTTCCGTATAGATTCGCTCCAATACAGGTCCGAGCATAACGAGGCTCTCAGACTTTCGCATATCCCATTCAACTGCTGTAACGTTGGATCGGGTTTCGTACTGCGACGCGGTTTGGAGAACGTCATTGAAGAAGACCCTCTTAATCCTATCTCTAATCTCTTGTAGGTCCTCAGAGATAGCTTGGATTTCAGGTTTCCAGTTTCCGTAGACGGAGCGGAAGCCGGGGTTGCCGGAGGACATAAGTCCGGCTGTGTAGGTTATTCCTCCTGGAAGAAGCGAAGCGGGTTGGTTTTTGAGTTGTATATCAGCTTCCATAGGAGGATTGACAGTCTTATCGATAGCCTGAGCTTTACGACGAACCTCTTGCTGAAGCTGCTTGACGTCAGGGAGTGCGTCCATTCCAGGGGAACGTCCGTAGGCATCATTAGATACAAGGTCCCATCGGACGGTGACGTTGAGTTGTTCATGATAACCGCGTTTACGTAGGAAGCCTTGCGCATAGGAAGCTCCTCCTTGAGGAGATGCGGAGCCACCCCATTCCCAGTAACATTCCATGAATTTGAACCTACGGGGGATGCCATAGACTTCGGGTTTGTTGTTTGGTTCGATAGCGTGAGCGACAACGAGTTCTCGAGTGAGTTGAGCGCCGCCTTGTTGGTAGAGGCCTTGGACAGCGGGGGAGCAGTTCTCTAGCCCGAACTCGTCAACGCAAGCATCGACGGTCATTGTGAATTCACGGTAGAAGATGGTGGGTCGGTATTTGCCGTCGATATCAACGTAGTATTCGCCGAAGCAGGGGTTGATGCAGTTGATGACGTCTTCGAAGTCTTCGTAGATTAGCATAGAGGCGGTGCCGAAGACGACGAGGTCGAAGTAGACGATAGCGATGGAGTTGTAGAAGTTGCTCTCGGCGAAGATGAGCATTAAGAGGCGTTCACACTCAGCTAGCCAGAGACTGATGGGTGTCGTACCAGTAGAGTCCAAACGATTGATTTTCAACTTGATCCACGGTCTCGTCGGGTTGGAGACGCCAGACATAAGTCCCGAAGCTAAATTTCTTGCAGCCAAAGTTGCTGTGGAGTCCAAGATGTGAGAATTGATCGGAGAGCCTCTGGCCATCTGGTTGGGGGTGATTAGCCACTTATACCTCCTAGGAAGAAGGTAGTCGGCTAGCTCACGTGCGTGAGTCCACCACGAGTAGCGGTTAGTACGTAGGCCGATTAGGCGTCCTTCAACGTGTCGGCGAAGCTTTAGATCGGCCTCGGTTAGAGGCCGAGGAGCCGGGCCCGGGGACACCTGAGCTAGCTGCGGCATTCTTCTTCTGCTTTGTTGTGTTAAGCTGTTGCATGGTAGCGGCGGCCATTGCTAGAGCGGTAGGGGATGGTTGAGAACCAGAGCCGCTATAGAGAGCGGCGGGGTTGGTAGGTTCTGTTTCAGGAACTCTCATTGGCCGAGTAGGGTTTTACCCCTCTCCATTCCGCCAGCGCCGAGGTCACCGGTGGGGGACTTCTCAGCGCCGAGGAAGGTTGGGACGGTGGATTTCTTGTTCGCTGGTTTAGCAGCGGCGAACGCTGGAGGGGCAGCAGCCGGAGGCGGTGGCGCTGGAGCGTCGATCTTCGGTGGTTTGAGGAAGCCCATTAGGCCACCATTCTTTCTGGAGCGAAGGGGTTGTACTCTGTTTCAACAGCAGGTTTGGGTTGATGCTCCCCGCCAGCATAAGCATGGGGAGTGACGGGGAGCGAGAAGGTAAGGGCAAGTGCGTCAGCGAGGTCGGGAGAGTCTAAGCCTCGTTTGCGCATGTCCTCCTTCTTTTCGAGTTGGATTTCGTTCTTCAGGTTGAAGGTGTAGGTAGGGCCAACGAGTTGGGCACGGAGGTCTTGGTCGTTAGGGATAGAGCCGGTCTTCAGCCATTCTCGCATTGAGCCCCAAATCTCCGCACGTTTATTAGCGTACTTAACACCGTCATCGCCCACAAGGAAGCCGGTACCTTGGGGCTTCGATCCGAACTGTATGTCGAAACAAGGAACATGAAGATTACGCAAGTTGTCAACAACACCACCACCCACACCGCCACCGTCAACAAATATCGCATCGGCGTGATACTGGCGGTAAGCCTCTGCCACCTTTGTGGCCACTTGGACAACATCTGCGCCTCTCAGGCGAATAGGTGGAGTGGACTGCCCATCGCGACCTTTGCGGAAAAAGATGACCGTTTCGTTGTCGCCATAGCGGGCAACGTCCACTCCTATGATGAAAGGGTCGGAACGGTTTACGTCAGGGGATCGAGCAACGGCTTCGGAGACGACTTCCATGGAGATGAATTCCATCTCGCCGATACGGGGGAAGGTGCCCCGGACACGGACACGGACGAAGTCGGAGTCCTCGCCGTAGGCGTCTACCCAACGTTGGATTTGTTCTTTGTTGGTGAAGCGAACGCTGCGGGAGTCAACTTGGTAGGTTGTCCAGTGCTTGGAGTGTTGTTGGCCAGGGAAGCATTCACGGAAGCGGCCGGTGTTACGGGTTGGGTTGCCAAAGACGCACCAGATGATTTGGGTGTCTTTGTCGGTGAGAGCGCCTTCAGAGACTTCGTAGATGATGTTAGGGATAGCGGAACCTTCGTCCATTAGAAGGAGGATGCGCTTGCCTTTGTTGTGGAGTCCGGCGAAGGCTTCGGTGTTCCGCTCGGACCAAGGGACCATATCGACACGCCAAGTGCGTTCTCGGTCTTGTTGGAATAGGGCAGTGGCGGTGAGCTTGAAGTACTCCTTCCCAACGAACATGTGGAACCACTTGCCCAGTTCGGCCCAGGTTTTTGTTTTGAGTTGGGTTTCGGTGTTGGCTGTGACAACGCCTTTGGTGTCGGACATTGTCGTTAGGCCCCAGAGGATGAGCCAAGCTACGAGGCAGGTTTTGCCCACGCCGTGGCCTGAGGCAACGGCGAGTTGGATTGCTTGGTCGATTGGGAGGCCTTTACGGATTAGCTCGAGGATATTGCGCTGCCACTCTTCAGGACCATCTTCGTGTTCGAGCCGTGAGCCTTCCACTCCCCAAGGGAAGGCGCCCATTACGAAGGCTAAAGGATTGTTAGAGACTGACGCTAGCCAGCCTACTAATTCCTGCTCCACATACTATCCCTCCCCGAAAAGGTGGAAGCTCTACCCATCTCAAGCTCAAAGCCCTGCGCCAAGGAACGCCGACGAGCGGGACGGATAGAGCTTCCTAAGAAAAGAAGCGGTGACCGTTGTAACCTGGAGAACAGCCTTCGGCTTCTGTTCAAGCTAGTTTCCTTCTAGGTGCCTGCCCAACCTCGGCTTGCAGCTGGGGGTTTGGTTGCGCATTAGTAATCCGAGGCTGGGCAGACGAAGCGATGACTTTGTTGCTCTCACGCTGAGCACGATCGAGTTGCGTTGCGAAGTCGCCGATGTTGACTTGGATATTGGTGTTGCGGTCTTGGCGACGGGAGATGGAGATGAGGTCACGGAGAGGGAGAGGCTCTTCCTCTTCGTCAGCGGCATCAAGCCGATCAGCGATCTGTCGCTCGGCTTTCAGCTGATCCTCAGCGACAAGCTCGTTGTAGTCCTTGACCATCTTACGGTATTCTTCGTCAACGACACCCTCACGGTAGTCTGCGGTCAGCTGCTGGAAGGCCGGGACTTGCTTCAGCTGCATTACCCGGTTCATGCTGTACCCGGTGGCTTGCGCTACCTCAGTCACCGTCATCCCAAACGCTAAGAGCCTCGCCACCCGATGGTGGGAGTCCCTGAACCTTGCGACAGTCGGAGGCGGTCGGCTGACCTTGAGGACTTCCAAATCCTCTCTTCCCAGCACCCTGACCGCCTTTATCTCCCGATCCCGCGCTATCTTCCCTCTATGCAGCGCCACGACCCACTTCTCCGATCTTACCCGCTCAGTATACATGACTCGACTCGATTTGTCAACCCCTATCTTTTTTACTATCATACCCTCGCAGGAAGCATTATCATATAATGCCATTCCCCACAGAATTTGCGCAGGGGTATTGCGTTTGGCCGAGCGCCGGAATTTTGGCCCCGGGGGGTGGCTTCGCCGCACAAGCGCCATGAAAAAGCCGCCAAGAAGCCACAACAATATCACGAAATGACCTTTATTCCGCCACACAGCCGCCACAATCGGGGCGCTAGATGGTGGGGCGCTAAGGAGGCGCATACCATGACACAGCCAGCAACACGGGAAGAACTCGAAGCCTTCGTCGCTCAGCTTATGGCAGAGAACACAAGGCTCAAGACTAACGCCAAGAGCAACATCAAGGTCAGCACCAAGGGAGCAGTGACAGTCTATGGCTTCGGTCGTTGGCCGGTGACGTTGTACAAAAGCCAGTGGCTCAAGCTGTTCGGCATGATTGAGGACATCAAGGCTTTCATCGAAGCCAACGACAGCCAGCTATCGGTTAAGGCTGAGGATTAGCACAGTCATAGGGGGCAGCGCCAATGCTGCCCCTTTTTCACGCCTTGGGGGTTCACGCTATGTTCCGTTTCGCCTTAGGAAGCTCGCTGGTGCGGTTGGCCACGTTGCCCGGTAGGGTAGCAGCCTCCGGCCCTACCGAACGTACCAGCGAGCGCCTTAAGCCGACCACGGACCTACCAGCGGCTGATGGTCCCCTGATGCGGCCCAGATGCTACCTAGATAGGCTGATAGCACAGACGAGGGCGTATCCACCCATCTCTCTCACCGTCTCACCTGCTCTTGCTCTTACTGGCTTATCTATCACACATATATATTATACCTACCAGATAGGTAGACCGAGGGAGAGGGGGAGAAATACGCTCTACTTGGTAGTATCAGGCTATCAGGGGGGGATCAGGGAGGCATCAGGGGAGTATCAGGCGGCGACAACAGGAGGATAGCATGACCACAGCGCCATATCGGATTATCAGGATCAAGCTTAGCACAAGGCTGGTGTTGTTTCAGCTTGTGAGGACAGATGATGGGTGGATAGTAGCGCAGTCATACGGTAAGGGCAACGCAATCATAGCGCCACAGCATCTCAGGGATATGCTGACTAGGTTGAACACATCGACAATAGGAGGGCACATACCAGAGGCGTGAGCCGTGCCCCTACGGACACGAACGGTAGGAGGGCAACAATGCAGACTATGGACACAGGGTTTGTTAAGATTAGCATGTGCAGGTACGCAGATACAACGCAGGTATTGTTCATGCGTACTCATCCAGACCGAGTGAGTTTTGTTATGTCACTCAGTGACAGTGAGGTTGATGAGTTCGTTAATAAGCTAGTGCAGGAAAGCCATTCAAGGAGGGTAGGATGAAGATACGCATGACGGTTGAGTATGATTCTGCTTGGGTCACAGAGGATAAGACGGATGAGCAGATAGCGCAAGCCTTAGTAGAGGAGAAACAGGCGTGGTTGGATGGCAGCGTTGGAGTGTGGGATATTCACCCAGATATTGGAACGGTTAAGTGGGAGATAATCCCATGACCAAAGGCGAGAGCCGTGTAGGCACGGAACGCTCTGCCCGTTGGGCTATCTTCAGGATACTCCCTAACGGGGTTAAGACGGTCTACACTGTAGATACAGAGGAGAGGGCGAGAAGGTTAGCGCAAGAGACGAAGGATGCATACCCTAACTCAAGGATATTCGTAGGGTATGAGATAGCGCAGTCATCGACGGAGGACACCAATGACTTATGATATCGTAGTGTTAGTCAATCTCCCAAATGACGAGGAAGTGAGTTGGGTTCTGCATGATAGGACACTCAACAGCGTAATGGTAGATGTGGGGATAGAACACCCTGATTGGACTTCGCTCGTTCTAACCATAACCAAAGGCAGCGCAGACTAGGTGCGGCGATTTGCCGCACCTTTCGCCACAATTGCGCCACAATTTCGTGCTAGGCTTAGCACAGTCATAGGAGGATATATGGCTTACCCACCATGCCACTGTAACTGTGGCGCTACTTACTTCAAGAGGATGGAGTTGAAACAGCATATCGGGATATTAAATCCTCATTGGCCAAGGACAACGCCAGAGGATGAACATTACGAGATAACGCACGCTGAATATCTCAATCGACAGTATCGTATCCTGAAAGGAGACAGCGACACAAAATAATCTCCCTCACTTCCCCCTGATCTAGCACGGTCATCTAATGCTCCCCTAAGCTCTTGCATCGGTGACCGTGCTAGACACTCACTCACAGAGAAAGATAGTGGTTGACAAATCGACGAAAGTCATGTATACTCTTGTGGTAAGCTGAAAGGACCAAG